CTATAGATCAAGACACTGGTCGTATTTTAGATCACAAGGAATTCAAAGATTCCAATGGCGATGTTCAACTAACCACCATTGCCTGGACCAGCACAGGTACCTATGTATTGGGCGGCTACAAAAACGGCGAGTACAGCGAAGAGTTTCCTGTAGTTCCACAAACAGGCAGCGGCACTGGGGTGATTAACATTCTAAGAAGTGCTATTCCTAATCTTACACCCAACACTGACACTTGGCAAATTGGCGGCACAGGATTTAGTGTGTTTGAGAACATTGACTATGTAGACCGCTACACAGGATTGACTGGTACTACACGACAAGGTACAGGTGCTACATTTGACATCATTGACAACGGTAATGGCACTTATAGTGCTAGTGTTGTTAATGGTGGCTCAAACTATCTAGCAGGGCACAAGATCAAGATTTTAGGTACAAGCCTAGGCGGTGCTACACCTGCTAACGATATCACTATCACTGTACAGACTGTGGACGGAAGCGGTGTTATTCAAGGTGGTGGTATAGGTAACTCAGGAACAGCCGCTGGCACTGAAACTGCTACTTACACAGGATTATCTGGTACTAACTTTGAAGTAGGTAGTGGATTTACTCTTACACTGGAAGGACCGTTTGACGAGAACAATTACAGCGAGTACTTTGATCGTATTATTACTGCCAATGGATCTAATTATGTCAACGGCGATGTGATTGTGATTCCTGGAACAAGTCTAGGCGGTGCCAGCACAGCCAATGATCTAACTATACAGGTCAATGTTGATGGCAGTAACACTTACATCAACAGTATGTCAGGAGTCGCACAATCTACCATTTGGAAGTTAACTACTACTACCGCAGTTGACTTTACTGAGGAAGGTTCTTGGGATCTAGTCTACTCACAACAAAACCAAAGTCTACTGATTACTCCTACTTGGCAGCGTACATTTGGTACTGCCACCGATGACCTTGACGAGATATACACCGTGGCCATAGACAGCGAAGACAATATTATCGCAGTAGGTGAAGCAGAAGGAGAATTGGCTGAGGGCAATTTAGACGATTTGGCTGTGGTCTACAAGTTCAGCAACACAGGCACATTGTTATGGGCTCGCCAACTCAACGACGAAAATGACGACTGCCAAGCACAGTCTGTGACGACCATTGGCACAGACATCTATGTCACACACGAAAACGACAGCAGTGACATTATTATTAGCAAGTTAAACGGATCAGGCACAGTTCAGTGGCAGAGAATCACTGCTGGTTATGACTCGGCCATTGCCCGCACAGCAGATGGCAATCTATTAGTAGCAGTCGAATACGACAACAATGACATCGACGACGATGCTATCAAAGTGTTCTTACTTACACCCGCAGGAGAAACTGTGTGGAAGCGTTGGCTATCTGCTATCGCCGACGATGACACAGATCTTGGCAGTTGGGGTGAAACTTTAGTTGTAGACGCTCACAGTTTCTATATCACAGGCCATCACGACACTGACGACTATACCTGGGCTTGGGCGGCACGCTTGCCTCTAGATGGTTCAGGTACAGGTGAGTACGGACAGTTCCGCTACACAGATGTCAATGTGTTGACCAGCGGACCAACCAGTATCAACAACATCAACTACGATGTTGTCACAGTTGACCTAGAAGACACTGATAACTATGCTGGCATTTTAGGCGACAGTAGTGCTCCAAACATTGACACCACCGCCACAGTGACAGTGACTGACAATACCGGTGACTATGTACAGTATGCTTACTACCCAACTATGGTAGTAGAAGTTGTGCGTGACACAGACGGCGGCAATATTGTGTTCGCAGATGGCACTAAACAGAGCACTTCAGCCACAGACATTCCACAGAGACTGTTCAATGGCATAGACTATACCCTGGGCTTGAATGATCGTGGACATCACATTCTCTGTACCGACGACCTTGAACAAATTCGTATTCCCTACAACAGTCGTGTGGAGTTTCCAATAGGCACAGTGATTACCATTGTAAATCCTCGAGGTGATGATGTGGCTATCTACACAGAAGGCAGCAGTATACAAGTGATGATCCCCGGTGATAGTAATTACTCAAACGGTGGCGATTTTGATTTGTTTGCCTACGGTATGGCCACGCTGTTAAAGATTGGCACAGATCGGTGGGTGTTGGCCGGCAATGTTGGACCAGATTAAGGAAATAAGATGCCTATATCACAGATATTATTAACCAGCACAACCAGCGGAGGTGGAGGCGGTGGCGGAGGCGGCAACACATACCTGCCCTGGACCGTAGAATGGTTTCATAAAAGCAATTCCACACAGCCCAGCACCTTTCCTCGAGTGTTTGGAGTTGCCACTTATCCCAATCAGTCAATAGGATTCAGTCTCGAAGGCATCTACTACGGGTGGGCAGGCGGCAATGCTATTGGCACCGGGATCAGTGTTGTACACAACGCTTGGCAACACTGGGCTATGGTCAGCGATGGCACGGTTTTATCTATATACAAAGACGGCGTTAGAGTTGTTACTGGAAATAGAACTGCTAGGGTCGCAAATGACGGAAGTATTTTTTATGTAGGTATCGATTCCGATGCTGGTAACGGCTTCAAAGGACTTATTACCAACTTTAGAGTTGTTAAGAATCAGGCAATGTATGATCCTACACAGAGTACCATTACCGTACCAACAACTCCGCTTTGGAGCAACTACTATACAGAATTGTTGTTAAAGGCTGTAGACTCTAATAGTTTAAGCACGGATTCTAGCGGTAAGAATAGAACACCTTGGAATTCTGCTAACATTGCCTGGAACGCAGATACACCGTTTACCGCACCACCATCTGCGGGTCCTTATACACAGTTTAGTAATTCATCAGCGTCCGACGCCGGCGGTTATTATATATTATTCAATGGACCCAACTACAACGCTGACCTGTTAAATGTCAAAGGTGGATGGACCGTTACAGACGGCGGAACACAGTCTGGCACAGTGATAGGCGATGCTGTTGAAATTAATCCTGGAGTTATTGAAATTAAAGTGGACTTCAATCCAGCCAATCAGACCAGTTGGACATTTACACAACAGTACGAATTAGGCGGCAGTATTGAAACATATACCAGCGGGTACGGCTTTATTGGCTATAATGGTGGAATAGAGTGGGCCTTGGATGTTACCGGATGATCTTGCGGAAAATATTCAACGCCTGCGTGAACTAGATCATAGACGCAGATTGGGCACAGGCTGGCAGAGTATAGGTTATACTGGTCAGCCTTTCGCTTGGTTTGACCTAACTTATCAAGCAGTAGAAGCAGAACAAGGTAGTATAGACACTTGGTGGTTTAATGTTAATCTACAGGGCGAAGGCACAGGGTGGCACACGCACAGTCAGTGGGACAAGGTCGGAGTGCTATATGTACAGGTTCCTGCGGGTCTTATAGAGTTTAAGCAGGGCGGCGCATATTGGACTGAGAGTCCTCAAGCAGGCGATTTACTAGTATTTCCTGGTAGTTTAGAGCATAGAGTACTGCCTAACACCAGCGAACAGGTTAGAATTAGCGTGGCTTTCAACTTTAAGAAACGGTAAATATAAGATAAAGAGAGCGTATTATGGCCATACAAACAATTAATATAGGTAATGTAGTTAACGACGGACTAGGTGATGATCTGCGCACGGCCTTCCAAAAGGTAAATGCTAATTTTAATGATCTTAACGTGGCTGTTTTAACCACTGCTAGAAACATTGGTATTTCTGGAGCAGGTTTGTTTGCGCAAAAAGTAGGCAACGAACTACAGTTTAAAAATATTGTAGCAGGTACTAAATTAACCTTAGAAGAATACGATAATCGAATCATTATCAATAATACGCAAACTGATTCTTTTGAAAATATCACTACACAGACTGGAAATATTTTTGCCGGGGATTATACTAATATTACTATTCAAGGCGGCACTGATACTTTTTCTACGTCCACAAATAACGTAATTACCATCGATACCGTTTTAGATTTAAATCAGATTCTTACGGTCTATGATTTTGGATTAATATCACCTCCATATTCAAGTGTGGTACAATTTTTGGCCGCAGCGGCTAATATTGATTTTGGAACAACAACAGTACCTTCTGGATTAAGTATCGATCTAGGGGAAATCTAAGGAGAGATCATGGCAGTAACATGGATCACTCCAGCAGGCGATCTTACAAACGGTGTACCTATCACAGAAAGAAATATTCTAAATATACCACTTTCTGCGACTTCAACGACTGGAAATATCACGTATTCAGTTATAGCAGGTCAACTACCTAGAGGACTAAGATTAGAAGCATCTACTGGTAGGATCTTAGGCAGTGCTACAGAAGTAAGAAATTATACAGTAAACAGGTTTGTAGTTCGTGCCAGCGACAGTATTGATATCGAAGATCGCACATTTAGTCTTGCTGTAGACGGATCTGATATTCCACGATGGGTAACTAAAGAAGGTTTCCTGCAAGTTGGTAATGGCGAAAACTATTTTGTTTTAGATAATGCCTATGTAGAATTTCATTTGTCTGCATTAGATTCAGATGTAGTTGCTGGAGATAATTTAGAATTTTATTTGGTATCTAGTGGAGGAGAATTGCCTCCAGGCCTATCTCTTAGCAAAGATGGAACAATTTCTGGTTTCACAGATCCTATATTTGCTTTAGAAAATATTACATCTCCAACTGGTGCATTCGACACCAATGGATATGACATTACTTATTTTGATAGACCCGAAGCAAGAACCAACGGATTTGACACTTATCTTTACGACGGAGTTACTTTTGATTACAACGAGCCTAGTCGTGGTCCAAGACGTCTTAGTAAATTTTATACATTTATTGTAGCAGTCAGCGATGGCATTAACGAAGTACGTAGAATATTTAGAATCTGGGTAGTCACAGAAGAATTCTTACAAGCAGATAACAGCATTGTTCAAGTAGACACTAATCTATTTCGTTCAGATAACACTGGTGATAGAGTTCCGTTATGGATCACTCCTAGTTATTTAGGCAGACGTAGAGCAGATAATTATCTTACAATATTTTTAGATGTTTACGATCCACCCAGTTTAACTGGTGTGATAACTTATTTCTTGTTAGCCACTAACCCCGATGCTACTCCCAGTTTGTTACCTCCAGGACTAGTTTTAGATACTATTACCGGCGAACTAGCAGGTCGCGTTCCTTATCAGAATGCTGTAACTAAGACCTACAAGTTTACTATGCAGGCTATAGATTTTCCTGCAGCATTAGGAAACATATCCTATACATTTGTGGGAGATTGGAATTCTTCTAGAACTTATTTTTCCAACGAGGCTGTAAAGTATCAAGATTCAATTTATATATGTTTGAAAGAAAACAGAAATGTAATTCCAGATGACGGAGCAGTTTGGGATAAAGCCACAGCCACTGCAGAAAAAACCTTTACTATAGATATCATTGGCGAAATTGAAAGTGCTATCGAATGGGTTTCTGATAGCGATCGAGGATCTATACGTCCTAATCAACCAAGTTCGTTGTTTGTAGAAGCACGAAGTTTATATTATGGTGGCAAGGTTGTTTATGAATTAAGTTCAGGTACATTGCCTCCAGGCTTAAATCTTTTATCAACTGGTATTATACAAGGTAAAGTTAAACAATTTGCAGACGATGCTGGCCCTGGAATTATTCGTTTTTATGAACGAGTTGATAGTTTAGGTCCAGGAGAAGACAGTTCTTCTCTTTCTAAAGATTATACTGCTACTTTTGACAGCGGTTCTACTACTTTTGATCGTAAGTTTGATTTTGCTATAAAGGCCAGAGACACTGCTAATTTTGCTGAAAACATCAAATCATTTCATATTACCATAGATACAGAAGTACAAAAATCTTTCGCCAATCTCTATGTTAAGGCTTTCCAAGAAAAACAAAAACGATTAGAATGGTACGATTTTATCACTAACAGTAATATTTTCCGCAACGATGAAATATATCGTTATGGAGATCCTAACTTTGGAATACAGCCTGAAATTAAGATATTGGTATTTGCAGGTATTGAAAGTCTCGAGGCTGTAAATTATGTTCAGGCTATGAGCAGAAATCATTATCGCAAACAAATTAGATTTGGCGATATTAAATCAGCCGTGGCAAAAGATCCTATAACACAGGAAATTATTTACGAAGTTGTTTATGTAGATATTGTAGACGAATATGAAAAAAATGGAAAAAGTATATCGCAGACTGTAAATCTTCCAGATAATATCAACAGCAGAGTATTAGTCAGTTATGATGCTATTAAGATAGACAGCGATATACCATTGGTCAGCGATCGAGATCATCAACGAGTTTTTCCTAACAGTTTCAAGAATATGAGAAAACGTATTAAATCGCTAGGAGACAGAGATCGAACATTTTTACCGCTTTGGATGAGATCTATACAGCCAGATGCATTTGTAGAAACTGGTTATGTGAAATCTCTAGTACTGTGTTATCTCAAACCTGGTTTTAGCGAGGCTGTTATATCCAGAATTAAAAGCAATAATTTTGATTTCAAAAAAATCAATTTTACCATAGACAGATATGTAATAGATATTTTAGACGGACAAATAGAGGATAAATACCTTGCATTTCCGCAACGTGGAGAAAAATTACCGTGAGCAACATTAATTATTTGGGCATAAATGAAAACTTCCCTGTAGCAGGTGAAGACAATGATACACAGGTTTTCCGTGATAACTTTGACACGATCAAAACCAGTTTACAAACTGCTAAAGACGAAATCACTGATCTAGAAGCCAATGCGGCTAGATTGGATATCGACAACGACTTTAATAGAACTATTATCAGTCGTGCAGTTATGCAAGACAACTTTGAAAGAAAATATGACCACGGTGTTACTGAAACACCTGTAATAGTAGACTTTGAAAACGGTAGTTATCAAATTTTTAGATTTAATGCAAACACATCTGTAGAATTTCAAAATTTTCCAGACAGTAATACTTTACCGATCAGTGTTGGAAAAGTAACTTTAGAATTATATGGCTCAATAGATCCATTTACTAATCTTGGAAGAACAATTACATTTGTTACAAGTGGCGGCACAGTACTGAAAAAGAATTCCTCGTTTCCCGATCCTTTAGTTTTAACAAGTCAAGAATTGGCAGCAGGTGGCGGCAATCCTATTATCGTAGAAGTTTGGCGCCATAAATCCGATAGGATTTTTCTAAATTACATTGGACAATTCTCGTCATAAAATGATTCACCCGTTTGCCGAAGATCTTTCAGCATTGAAAGAAAACGAATTGGAAGAAAAAGTCCAAGAATTGACTAGAAAATATTACCAAGCATCACGTCTGGGCAAGCCAGAACTGTTGACACAGATCGCAACTTTTGTTACAATATACAAAGACGAATTATCTAAAAGATATCGTGAACGTACACAAGCAGAACTTGACGGCGATTTGGATCAACTGATTAATGTTAACAAATAACTTAAAAGATTTAACAGAAGCAATAATGATACATGGTCCGGACATATTGTCCGACTGTGTAATTTCTGATGAGTTTAAACAGTATATGCAACGCATAGACGATGAGAGATTAGATTATCCAATTCCTATGCCAAGTATAGATACAAATCATTGGTTTATTCCTCGAGAATATCAAGATCTTGATATAGAAAATTGGGTACGTGATCAATGCAAAGATATTAAAGCGCAAGATAGAGTAGAAGAAGAATTAAGACTATATCGCCAAAATAATATGATTCCTGTGCTAAAAACTATGAAATATATTGTAGATACTCTTAGAGCCAATAACGTAGTTTGGGGTGTAGGACGTGGTAGTAGTGTAGCCAGTTATGTTCTCCATGTTATAGGGGTCCATAAGATCGACAGCGTTAAATACAATATACCAATAGAAGAGTTCTTCAAGGAGAAATAAAATGGGTAGAACATATACCAGTATGCAGGGAAAATCAATTGACATGGACAAACTGTCATTGAGAAACGAACTTACACCTGCTGTAGGAAACATGAAAGTTAATGCACGGGGAGATGAACTAGGTCCTGGCGGCCAGATCATCAGAACTAAAGAACAGATCATGCAAGATTATTATAAAAATAATCCTAGAGCAGTTAGAGAAGAAATTGCTACAAGAGGAAACAAGAAATAATGGCATTTTACGATACTCAAAATATCAAAATACGTGCTATACATGATCACGTGATTGTAACTGGAATGAATTTTTCAGAAAGAAAAACAGCCAGTGGTATTATCTTACGCAGTGACAATGGTAAGAGTCACGGAATTAGACCTAGGTGGGGACAGGTTTATAAAATTGGACCTGAACAAAAAGATGTTGAAATCGGCCAATGGATTCTAATCGAACACGGTCGTTGGACTAGAAAAATTAGAATCAATGACGGTGAAGGCGAAAAAGACATTTGGCGAGTAGATGCTAAAGGTATTCTTGCGATATCAGAAACAGCCCCCACTGCTGAGGACGATGTCATTGTAGATAGTGTATAATGGGCCTTAAGAAGAACTGGAACACAGCAGACATCGCTAATCAAATTAGCGCACTAGGTCGTGAGTGTTCCAGTCCTTACAATGATGGCTTTACTGCTTTCGAATTTAAAAAAGATCTTTATCAGATCAAATCCATAATAGACCACGCACTCGACAAGGCTCCAAATTTTGGCGATTTGGAGCAACAGTGGTTGACAGAACAAGAACAAAAGCGTATCATTAAGATTCTAAAGTCTTAAGGAGATACAATGACTAATCCCTTTCGCGACCAAGCGAAATTTATGGCTGCCTGCGATCAATCTGCAGGCGGAGAGTTTGACCAAGCACAATTTAAAATGTACTTAGGTCTAATTCAAGAAGAATTTAAAGAATTACAAGTTGCTGTTGATAACAATGATCAACTCGAAACCCTTGATGCTCTTATTGATATCTTAGTTGTTACTATTGGTACTATTCATTCTATGGGCGCAGACGCCGAAGGTGCATGGAAAGAAGTTATGCGTACTAACTTTGCTAAGATTGACAAAGACACTGGCAAGGTTCGTAAGCGTGAAGATGGCAAAGTTCTTAAACCGTTAGGGTGGACTGCCCCTGATTTAAAACCGTATCTCTATCAAGAGAGAGAAAAAAATTTACTTAATCAAGGTTACGAACAATGACTGTGAATGTTTATTGGACAAGATCAAATCCAGGTTGGGAAGATCTAGAAAAGTTAGGATTTCCCACCAGTACATACATGAGTCCTATGAGGATCGAAGAACCCGAACCTCTCACTAAACATCTAGATTATAAAAACTTCTTTGGTCCTTTAGTTAGTAAGTGCCCTGCAATAATAGATGATCTTAAAAATACTTTTGTGATAAAAAGTCCTGTTGATGTAACCTTATACATAGAAAACAATTCTTTTAAGGTCGATCATCAGGAATTAGACTTTGCTCAATCGTTCCTAGGAGAACCGCAAGGAAAATTTGGTATACATCAATTATCTTTTTGTTATAACTTTTTTAGTGAAAAAAGTTTGATGCTTACACAATTGCCTGCATTTTACGACAGCAACAGTTTTACAAACAATACATTTTCAATATCTGGAAGTTTTGATATCGGACGTTGGTATCGTCCATCAGGAAAACCTGCGTTTATTATTAGGCCCGACTCAAAGAAAATAACTATCAAACAGGGCGATGCATTGCTATATGTAAAATTTAATACACAAGATAAAATTAAACTAATTGAATTTGATGACCGTGAGTTTTTAGCAATGAAAGAGCGCAGTCCGGAATGGGTTTGCGGTACATTAAAAAGACACACTAACAGCATTTTAAGTTTGGCTAAATGTTATGATCTGTTTGATCAATACAAAATGCGCAGACGTATCTTAAAAACTATAAAGAAAAATACAATATGAAAATTGGTTTTACATGTTCAACCTTTGACCTGTTTCATGCTGGGCATATTATGATGCTCAAAGAAGCAAAAACAAAATGCGATCATTTGATCGTAGGACTACAAACTGATCCCACAATTGATCGTCCGGGAATTAAAAATAAACCAGTTCAAAGTGTATTTGAACGATACGAGCAACTCAAAGCCTGCAAGTACATTGACGAAATCCTCGTCTATGAAACGGAGGCAGACCTTGTAAATATCTTGCTTTCTTATCCTATTAATGTTAGAATACTAGGACAGGAATACGAACACGAAGATTTTACAGGCAGATATGAGTGCATGGATCGCGGTATTGAGTTTTATTTTAACAAACGTGAGCATAACTTTTCAACCAGCGAGTTACGCCAACGTGTAATTGCCGCTGAAATTAACAAAGGGCTAAAACAATGAAAGAACTATGGGTAGAAAAATATAGACCTAAAAAACTAGACGAATATGTTTGGCGGGATGAAGAACAGAAAAAACAAGTGCAGACATGGATTAAAGAAAAAAGCATTCCGCATCTATTGTTAAGTGGAACACCAGGCATTGGCAAAACTACAATGGCTAAAATGCTGATTAACGAGATTGGTATCGAGGGATATGATGTTTTAGAGATTAATGCATCTAGAGAACGTGGTCTAGATTTAATGAAGGAAAGAATTACTAACTTTGTTAGCATGATCCCATTTGGTCCATTCAAAGTAGTACTACTAGACGAAGCAGATCGACTTACTCCATTCGCACAAGATGCTTTAAAAGGTGTCATGGAAGAATATAGCAACTTTAGCAGATTTATCTTAACCTGTAATACACCTAGTATGATTGTTCCTGCAATTCATAGTCGATGCCAACAGTTTCACTTTACTAAATTAGATCCTGTAGAATTTACTGCTAGGGCCGCAACTATTCTAGTAGAAGAATGTATAGAGTTTGATCTTGAAATATTAGATACCTATGTTAAGTCAACATATCCGGATCTGAGAAAATGCATAAATCTATTACAACAAAATACTAGAGAAAACAAATTGTTTATGCCTAATCAAAGTGACACTGGCACATTAGAGTGGAAGTTTGATATGGTAGAATTGTTTAAAGCAGGCAAGATTCAAGAGGCTAGAAAATTACTATGCGGTAAAGTACAAGCAGATGAAATCATTCAGATTTATAGATGGATGTACGATAACTTAGAAGTGTTTGGTAACAATGATGTGCAAGATAAAGCCATCATGATTATTAAACAAGGAATAATAGATCATCCAATCTGTGCTGATCCAGAAATTAATCTAAGTGCTACACTGATCAGGTTGTCTAAACTGAATGGCTAAGAAATCCAATGTTGCCAAGGGTCAAAATAGTTACGACTCAAAAGTAGGAGATAATCTTGTTGCATTTTTTAATAAAAATGTAACTCCCTATCCTACCGAAGTAGGAGGACCGGCATTTGATCTTATTCCCGTTGAAAAACAAAAAGACATTATGGTCAATGTTGCTCGTATGCACGGACAACAGGAATATAATCGTATTATGGAACTAGTAGCAGTATTACAAAAACAGGCTGCTAGTGTAAAACGAAGACTAGAAATAACTGATCTTGTACATGCCGCAAAATATCAATTCCAAACATATCACGGTCAAGTTTATTGGTTAGCCTACGATACGTGGAAAGGCGGCACTATATTAACTATGCACGGCCCCGACGACTGGAGTAGTAGTGCTCCTGATTGGTATGATTATATTTGCCGTGTGAAATGGTTAGGGGACTATACATGGATAGAAGTAGATGCAGAAGGTAACCCCTTAGATGAAACAAAAATTTAAACAAGCGTACATGAAAACTGCAGAAATATTTGCAGAACTCAGTCATGCACGTAGATTGCACGTTGGTGCTATTGTTGTTAAAGACGATAGAATTATTAGTATTGGCTATAATGGCATGCCTAGTGGTTGGGACAACAACTGTGAAGATCGAGAATACATGACTGATGCTGGCGGTTGGCTAAGTCCTGAAGAGATTTACGAACAGTGGCCATATGTTGAATATAATGAAGACGCCGAAGAAGAGTATAGATATCGATTAAAAACTAAACCAGAGGTATTACATGCTGAGACAAACGCAATTGCCAAACTGGCTAAATCCAATGAGAGTGGCGATGGGGCTGTACTCTTTGTTACTCATGCTCCTTGCTTGGATTGTGCCAAACTCGTCTACCAGTCTGGACTTAATACTGTTTTCTATCGGAATTCTTATCGGGACGATTCTGGAATACTATTCCTCAAAAAAGCAGGAATAACAGTGGAGAAATTAGATGAATGAAAGATATATGATTGTTAGTTATGTTCAAAAGCCGAATGGCAAATATGATGAACTAACTGAATTTAAAAGACACTATAGAACAAGTCACATACAAAGTTCTAAGGTCATCCTAGACCTTAAAGAAAAGAAAGTGATCAAAAACGGACTTAACCCCGATGCTGGCTATGATGACATGATCGAGTTTTACAAAAGAATGCTAGGGGATCGGTTGACCCCCTATCTTCCTAAAGATTAAGAATCACCGTATATCGCTAGTATCTCCTTGACCGCTTCATGGCGTTCGATATCACCGACTGTGAAATGGCATATATCCACATATCTGTGATTTTCAAAGTTATTATATAACTGCAAGAATTCTAATAATCCGTTGTTTGAAGGACGATCAGCCTGTTGTAGGTCTCCTGTAACTACCATTTTGCTGCCTTGTCCTAATCTTGTCAGTAACATTTTCATCTGACTGGGAGTAGCATTTTGCATTTCATCTGCAATAATCACAGCGTTCTTGAATGTTCTTCCTCGCATGTATGCTAAAGGGCTAGTTTCAATCACCCCCTCTGTTATCATGTTAGTAATTTCTTTAGCATAATAGTTTTCTGCGAAAACATCCATGATGGGCTTAGTCCAAGGTTCCATCTTTTGCTGTAGATCTCCTGGCAAAAATCCGTGCTCTTCATCCACTGACACAGCCGGTCTAGTTATAATGATTTTATCAGCATCACCATACTTTAACTGATCTATAGCCCATTGAACTGCCAGCATAGTTTTACCTGTACCGGCTGGCCCGATAGCAAAAATTATCATTTTCTGCTGATCGTTAAGTTTTAACAGGTAAGATTCTTGATTTAGGTTCTTGGGGTATATCTGTACGCGATGGCGTTTTTGATGTTGATTATCTACTAACTTAATAACATTTGACTGCTGTTCTTGATAAGAGTTTGACTTTTGTGCTACTGCTCTTTTTCTCTTCATATAAGGTTAGCCCTCCTTTTAGTGTGTTAGGCACGGACCTCAAACCGTAGTGTCCGTAGCCGAACACAAAAGTATTTAACAAACAGTTTCAAAAGTTATGTGTTATGATAAACTTTTGACGATAAATACTTAGGGAGAAATCATGGCTGATATCAAAGACGTTATACAAAATATAGAGCAAATATATGGCTCTAACAATAGCCTAAACATACTCAAGGATTTTGAGCGTGTTATAGACGAACTAGATGTCTATGTTTTTGACAACTGGATCGATGGCGAACTTATGGTGGGTCCAAAAGAATCACGCTACTTTGTAGAGTGTACTTTTATGTGGCCTAAAGATAAAATGCCCGAACCTAGAGGCGGACAGCGTCTTTTAGATTATGGCTGTAAAGTACAGTATGCTGAAAGCCAAATTGCCAAAGTAAGAAAAATTAAAACTCCTGACGATATTCGTCCAGGAACAAGAAAAGGTAAAATTGATCAAGAAGATATTTGGATGGTCAAAATTCTAATGCCTAAAAAATTAATGAGTGATATCAACAGAGGTTACAAAACTTTAGATAAAAATAAAGTAGAAGATATCCTTAATCAGAATAATGTAGTTGGCACACAGCCCGAACCAACACAGGAACCAGCGAATGCAGAACAACCAGCAACTTAACGAAGGGCTGAGGTCAGAAGATCTCAGTGAGATGATACTTTCTACCCTAGAAATAGATACTTACAAATCTAAAATGGGAGAGGACCGTGATGTATGTGTGGTCAGTTTCAAAGCCAAAGACCGATCCCCTGCTAAAGATCTTATGGAGTTTATCGAGAAAGGATATAACTTTGTATTAGATGCTGATGTTAGTTCTGGTGAAAACAAAGACGGCGAATATTTTGTTTTCGTAGAATTGAATAGAACAGAAAAGTTAGCAGAACAAATACAAGAATTAATTTACGGAATTAAAAAATTAACTAATATAGAATCATTTAAATTTAGATACTATAAGAGTGGTAAGGAAAACGACCTCACAGAAGAAGCAGTAAAATCAGTAGTACCTTCTAACCCAATAGCCTATGAGCAGGCCATGAACGGGTTTAAAGTAGAAGGTTACAAACATTTCTTCAATAAAACATTGATGGACGATCTTTCTCTAAAAGGCGATTTAATAACTTTCCATAAACCTTTTGACAAAAAATTTACATTTAAGATCATAGAAGATCAAGAATCTATATCTATGAACGAAGGTACTATAACAGTTGACGAAGAATCAACCAGCGAAGTTTTCTGGCTTACTAAAGTATTAGGCGATTATAACATAAACAAAATCGGAGAAAACTTCTTGTTCACTAACGGTGACAAAACTATTTTATTGCAAAGGACAGAATAATGAGTTTCACATTTAATTTTACCAAAGATCAATTAAAAGAAATGATTCCAAAAAATCCATACGTGGATCAATGGTACAAGGCAATATCAGAAATTCTTCCAGAATATGAAATCAATACTCCACAGCGTGTAGCAGCCTTCTTGGCACAATGCGCTCACGAAAGTGGCGGATTTATTTTCTTAAAAGAGAATTTAAATTACAAAGCAGCAAGTCTTCGCAAAGTATTTCCTAAATACTTTCCAGATGATGCTACAGCAGCGGCCTACGCTAACAAACCACAAATGATTGCTAACAGAGTCTATGCTAATCGTATGGGTAACGGAGACGAAGCATCGGGCGACGGTTGGAGATATTGCGGACGCGGTCTTATTCAATTAACTGGTAAAAATAATTACACGTTTTTTGCTGCTTCATTAGATATTCCAGTAGAAGAAGCCAGCGAGTACCTAGAAACATTTGAAGGTGCTGTGCAGTCAGGTTGTTTTTTCTGGGAACAAAATAAACTTAATCAGTGGGCAGACTCTGGTGATATTCTTACACTAACTAAGCGTATCAACGGCGGTACTATTGGCCTTGAAGATAGAATCAAACACTATAATCACGCTCTGCACATTTTCGGAGTGTAAATGTTTACTTGGTTAATAGACGCAGTTCTTAGTACCATTCCTGCCTGGATGTGGTTAGCCGGTGCTGGGGCTGGTCTAGTAGCATTCTTTTTTGCCAGCATATTCAGCCATTTCCCTCCTTTAAGACCTTACATGATGTTTGTAAAGCCTTTAGGAGGAATCGCAGCGTTGATTTGTGTGTTTATGTATGGCGGAAGCGGTGTGCAAGCCATGTGGGAAGAAAAAATACGTGTGGCCCAAGAGGTTGCAGACAAAAAAGCAACAGAAGCGGCCGATCTAAACAAAAAATTATCCGACGAACGCAAGAAAAAATCAGAAGTTAGGATCGAATACAGAGATCGTGTACGTACTGAAATACAGGTACAGAAAGAATTCATAGATAAAGATTGCAAGATAGATCCCAAAGTTCCAGAATTGCTAAACAAATCTGCTACTAATCCGGAGAAAGCCAAATGAAATTATGGCTTTTACTAACTCCTTTTTTATTAACCGGTTGTCTTTTAAAAGAGCCTGTACCTATTAAACAGATATGGCCAGATGTACCTAAAGAATTGTTAGATGCCTGTCCTAATTTAAAATTAGTAGATCCTAACACAAACAAATTAAGTGATATCATAGGTGTAGTATCCGATAACTATGGTACATATTATGAATGCAAAGCCAAAGTAGATGACTGGATTGTATGGTACAACGGTCAAAAGAAAATCTACGAAGGAAAATGAAATGAATTTCATAAGAAAGTTAGAAGAAACAGCGGCTAAAAAACTAAGACGTATATTTTTAGATTCTAATAAACGTGCAGAATATGCTGTTAACGATGTTGATAGATTAGAAAAAGAACTAGCGGCTGCTAAAATCAAAGCATATCAAGAAGCAAAACATGCTCACGAAGCAGCAATTAGAGCAGCAGAAAAGGCACAAAAAGTAGCAGCAGAAATGATGTTAGAAGTTCGAGCCTGTGAAGAACGAGTAAAGACACAAGAAGAAATTCTTAAAGGCAGCGAATAATGAACTGGTTTCATAGTATGCTTACAGACGGCTCAGACGACGGCATTAGCAGCAAACGAGCAATCACCGTGGCTGCTTTTTTATTATGTGCTGCAGGGTTTGTAGGAGATTTAATCTGGGATAAAAAGGTAGATCCCAATGTCTACGAATCCATGATGTATATTGCTATAGCAGGCCTAGGATTTACAGCATCAGAAAAATTTAGTAAGCAAAAACCCAAAGAATAATAGCAGCAGTTTATTCATAAACAACCAAGCCCAGTTTTCTGGGTTTTTTTGTTAAATAACATTATAGTTAATTAAAGCAAGGAGCGGTGATGGACGATAAAAAGTTAATCAAGTGGGTGTTTATAATTTTGTTAGCCCCTCTTGCGTTGGCATATTTTAGTGATGGGGAGCGATTTAGATACCCCTGTCAAGACCCTAAAAACTGGGATAAAGAAATGTGCAAGTTACCTCACTGTGATGTTACACGCACATGCCCAGAACATATTTTTAAAGGTCAACGTGACCCAAGACTAGGACCAGGAACAAATGAACCGAATAAAACAATTACTACTCCGGCTCAAGGGGTTAATGCACAAGGAGCAAACTGTGGAAAATAATAACGTGTCTCAACGCTATACTGAAGACGAGTTAATGGCTCGACTCAAATTCTTTATTGGCATTTGCCTAGCACTAACACTATTTGGTATTGTATTTGTTGTGTTATATTCTTTGATTTTTGTAACGCAGCCCCTCAATGCTATTAGTCCAATTGATCAAAAGTTTTTTGAACTTATAATTCCTATTGCTACATTCTTAACTGGCACATTGTCTGGAATCATGTTAGCAGGCGGTGACAAAGATCTAAGAGCCAAAGCATTAGAGGCTGCCAATAAGGCTCCGACAGTAAGTCCAGCACCAACGACACCTGCACCTAGCGGATTTAGTGCTAGTGCTAGTTTTGGTGGGGCAACTGCTAGTTATAAAGCACCAACTGCGTTTGGCGATTCAACACCGGCTTTTGGTACAGCAGCACCTAGTCCGTTTGGTGCGGCACCTATGATGTCAAGTACAGGTAAACCGATGCCAGTACAACCACCTCAACCTGAACTATAAGGAGCATTAAATGAAAAATATTATTTTTGCAGCAGGTCTAGCATTAGCAGTAGCATATCCTGCATATGCTAATAATCACGATAAAAAAGAAGCAGAAACTGTAAAGGTATGTGTTGATATACAAGGCAAAGATGGCAAGCCTATAATCGATCCAAAAACCAAAAAACCAAAACAGGACTGCAAGGAAGTAAAAAAGCACAAGAAACACGAAGGAACAGCAGTACCTGAAAAGAAAAAATAATCCTTCACTGCTTTCATATTAAATAAAAAGGCCACTTAAGGCCTTTTTATTTTTTTAATATGGACTATTATTCTACTTTAGGTTTAAATCGAAATGCATCTCAAGAAGAGATAAAGAAAGCCTACCGTAAGATGGCTATGCAACATCACCCTGACCGAGGCGGTGATGAAAAGAAATTCAAGCAAATCTCAGAGGCTTACGAGATCCTTAGCGATCCTCAGAAAAAACAAATGATTGATATGGGCGTTGATCCCAAAGCACAACAGCACCACGGCGGCTTTGGACAAAGCGGACCTTTTGAATTCCACTTTGGCACAAATAATTTTGATGACATATTTGGTAATTTTGGATTCGGCGGCTTTCAACAAAGACACGCACATCGCAATAAAACAATAAGTTTAGTTGTTGATCTAACTCTAGAAGATGTTCTTAACGGCAAAAATCTTGACGCCGAAGTCGCTATACCCGGCGGCAGAAAGAAAATTATTAACATTGCTATTCCAGCAGGTATAGAAGAAGGACAACAGATTAGGTATCAGGGCATGGGTGACAACAGTGTACCTAACATACCTGCAGGCGATCTAATAGTAAATGTTAGAATTATTCCGCATCGCACATACAGACGAGAAGGCGATAATATTGTAGTAGAAAAGTATATTTCAGTTTGGGATGCTTTGCTAGGAACAAAAATAGACATCAACACATTAGATAATAAATCATTAGAAATAACAGTTCCGTCTGGTAGTCAACCAGAAACTGTTTTAAGTTGCCGTAATGAAGGATTACCTAATATGCGTAGCAAACTTCGCGGTAACTTATTGGTAAAAATTAAAATAAAAATACCAAAAATTACAAATAAAAATCATTTAGATATCATACAACAATTAAAAGACAATGGATTATAATCTAGGATTACATTCAAGTTTACAACAGATCAGCGATCCTTGGGACTTTGCATCGGACGGCGATGCAGAAAAAATAGAACACGACATGTGTTACTTTATGATGAAGCACATGGGTATAGGTTTAGCGGCTAATCAAATTGGATTAACAAAACAAGTATTTGTTATGGGTAGCGAAAACATTCCCGGTTTTCCAAAACCATTTGCTGTCTTTAATCCCAAGATAATATCTTCGAGTGACGATACAGAATTATTCAAAGAAGGCTGTTTGAGTTTTCCAGGACTATGGTTGAATATTAAAAGACCTAAAAAGATTTTAGTTGAATATCAAAACAGTCGAGGAGATATTATAGAAGCAGAAATGGATGGTCTAGTGGCCAGATGTTTTCAACATGAATTTGATCATCTCATTGGCACATGTTTTGTTGACATAGTAAGTCCTATGAAGTTACAATTAGCAATGCAGAAATTAAGGAAACAAAAATAATGATAGAACCTAGTCAGCACCTGCAGAATATTTTTAATCATGCAGTTGAAGTAGCCAAAGAACTTAATCACGAATATATTACTGTGGAACATCTAGTCTACAGTATTATGTGTGATCAAGAATCGTTTGATATGGTTTCCAATTTTGGAGCCAATGCTAATTTTATTAAAACCAATATAGATCACTATTTAAAAAACAATCTTAAAGAGATCTCTTCTGCTACACAAGTTGAAAAACCAAAAAAAACTACCAGTGTAGAAAGAGTATTAAATCGTTGCTTTACACAAGTATTGTTTAGTGGTCGTCAGCGTATGGAAGTTGCTGACGTAATCATTAGTGTATTGGCTGAGAAGAATTCTTTTGGTTATTACTTTTTAAACAAAGGCGGGTTAACCAAAGAAAAATTTGTAAAATATTTCCAGGAAAACATTGTTATAGAAGAAGAACAAGAAAGCATACCTGTGGCTACAAACAATCAAATAGAAAGAATTTTAAATCAATTTTGTACAAATTTAAGTTTACAGGCTAAACAAAGAAAAATAGATCCTGTAATTGGCAGAGACGAAGAATTAGAAAAGATTCAACTAATCTTAGCAAGACGTAACAAATGTAATGCATTGTTAGTAGGCGAGCCAGGAGTAGGAAAAACTGCTATTGCTGAAGGTCTGGCTAGAAAAATCTTTGAAAAGAAAGTTCCTAAGTTTATTCAGGACCACACTGTGTACACTCTAGATATTTCTGCACTATTGGCTGGAAGTAAGTATCGAGGCGATTTTGAAGAACGTATCAAAGCGGTATTCGCGGCTTTAGAGAAAAAAGGTAAAGTTATTATCTTTATTGACGAAGCACATATGATGCAAGGAGCAGGTGCTGCCAATCAAAGCAGCAACGACATGAGCAACATGTTAAAACCTATTCTTACTAAAAAGTCTATGAAATTGATTGCTTCAACTACTTGGGAAGAGTATCGTAAGCACTTTGAAAAGGATCGTGCCCTAATGCGCAGATTCCAACGTGTTACTGTTGACGAGCCTAGTGAGGAAGTATCAATTAAAATTCTCAAAGGTCTCAAGAAATATTACGAAAAACATCACGAAGTTAAAATTACTGATGCTGCCATTGAGCAAGCAGTAAAACTATCAGTGAAGTACATGAGTGACAAAAAACTTCCAGATAAGGCTATTGACATCCTAGATTGTGCTGCGGCTCGATATAAACTCAAAGACGAAGAAACCATGGAAGGTGTTGAACAAATAGTCGATATTGAACAAGTTTCATATGAACTCAGTAAAATGATCAACATGCCTTTAGAAATTGTAGCACAGAAAGAAAGCAAAAATCTTTCCGATTTAGAAGGCAATATGAAAACAGCAGTGCTAGGACAAGACAAGGCTGTAGATACTCTGTTAGATAAAATATTTGTAAGTCAAGCAGGTATGAAATCTCCCAATAAACCCATTGGAGCATTTTTATTCCTAGGTCCTACTGGTTGTGGTAAGACTGAAACTGCTAAACAACTATCTGAAAAGATGGGTATGCAACTAGTTAGATTTGATATGAGCGAGTATCAAGAAAAACACAGTGTAGCAAGATTGATTGGCGCACCTCCGGGCTATGTTGGTTACGAGGATAACGCTGGACAACTAATCACTAAATTGCAGGAACACCCTAATTGTGTGTTGCTGTTGGACGAAATTGAAAAATCTCATCCAGATGTGTCAAACATCTTACTGCAATTTATGGATAACGGTTTTGTAACTGGATCTAACGGTAAACAAGCAGACGGTCGTAATTGTATTTTGATTATGACATCTAATCTAGGTGCTAGAGACAATGAAAATAATACCATAGGTTTTGGTGAATTAGAACGAGAAGGCGAAGACGACAAAGCCATCAAGAAATTTTTTCCACCAGAATTCCGCAATCGTTTAGATGCTGTGGTTAAGTTTAACAAACTAAGTTTTGAAACTGTAGAAAAAATTGTTCAGAAGTTTATCAACGAACTAAATTCTCAACTCAAAGACAAAAATATTGAAATTGTTCCTAGTGAAGAATCTGTTAAATGGCTTGCAGAAAACGGTTACGACAAAAAGATGGGTGCTCGTCCGTTGGCACGTTTAATCGATAACAAAGTTAAATCACCATTAAGTCGAAGAGTATTGTTTGGCGATCTTGTAAATGGCGGCAATGTTCATGTAGTATTATCAGGAAATGATCTTCAATTTGATATTACTGAACGGGCAAAACCATTAACTAAACAAGAAAGAAAAGCATTAAAGAGAGGTATTCCTTTGCCTCTAACAGAACCAGTCACTGATGTACAAGAGTAATGTAACTAGAAAAAAATTCTACGGTAAATGGTTATACAAGGCTAGTCTTAGATTGCCTGGTATAGCCGTTCTACGGAATCATTCTTTAGATGATGTTGTTAATTTTTTAAGTCAAGAGCACTCTGAAGAAACTCTAAAATTACATTATTATCGAAAAGCCTATGCTAATCGAGATAATATCATAGATTTATGTTCATATCTCTCTACACTAGATACTGCTGACTGGTCAAAAAGAATAGAAGTAAACAATCTAGATCTATATACTAACGATCAGACCATATACAACACAGTATGTGAGAAATTTAAACACATACTTTTGTTGTGCAGCGAGCCAGATCTATCTAGGTCGTTGGATTATGAAAATCAAAATCACATAGTTTGTAAAAAACTTCCCCACGATCTCTATAGATATAAAATCTATCTAAAACCGCATAAGATGAAAAATGATAGATCAGGAAAACAAAATTACATAGACTGGTTAGGAACACAAAAAAATGTGTTAATCAGTGAATCAGTTAAGGATTGGTTTATACGCACTGATTGGAATTGGGATAGAAGATATATACTTGTTGAAGATCAACGAACTTTGTTGTTTTTACATATGCGCAGTCCCGAAGTCCTGGGCAAGGTTTACGAATACGTATTATCCGATAAATAAGAGATGCCCACTGAAAACACAATCTTATTGTCAAATGTAACTGCAGAAGCAGGCAACGCTGATTTTTCCTACGGATCTAAGAAAAAAGCCTCAGGATATCACCAAAGCGGCGATGCTGTTCATACTGCTATCTATACTGTTAATAGTTTCTCAGGCACAATCAAGTTACAAGGAACTCTTAATCTCTATCCTGGGGATAACGACTGGGTTGACATCGTCAATACACAGATAGGTGATGACAGTTCCAGTGTTGGCGGAGTGCATGGTCAAAACTATTCAATTTCACGCAATTTTGTAGGTAATTTTGTATGGGTTCGCGCTGCATACAATCTACAAGACGGTACCATAGTAGATCTTCGGTTTAATTACTAAGATAGTAGTCACGATAAATACAGTATTGCCCCACGAGGAATACTATGAGAGACCTATTATCTAAATTAGATGCACTAGTCAGTGAAACAGCACTTAAAGATCCTGCAGATCTAGCAGCCAAGCGCAAAGCACTAGATGATTTAGAATCAGATCCCGTGGCTTCAAAGGATCCTGAAATTTCAGCCGCTATTGATCAGCGTAGAGTAGATCTAGAAAAAGAAGCCGAATCTAAGGGATTCACAGAAAACGAAGATGTATACCAAGTTGGGGACTCCTTCGGTATTAGTTTTTCTGAAGATTTTGAAATTGAAACAGAGATTGTTGATATCGTAGAAGACGGTATCGTAGTAGAATTAGATGAATATTCTTTAAATTACATTACCAACGAAGGTTTGTCATTTGAAGATGCGCAATTAGACGAAGAAAAACAAAAAGGTGTTGATGGCAAAGCCTGTTGGAAAGGCTACAAGCGCATGGGCACTAAACAAAAGGGCGGTAAGACTGTAGACAACTGTGTCAAGATGGGTGAAGACCTAGAAGAAGATCAAACAGACGAAGCCAAATATCAAGGTCGTGAAGTACCGTTAGGTAAGAAGATGGCCGGCGATGTTAAAAAATCAAAAGTATATGTACGCAAGCCAAACGGTAACATTGTCAAAGTAAACTTTGGCGATAAAAAAATGCGTATTAAGAAATCTAATCCTAAAAGACGCAAGTCATTTAGAGCACGTCATAACTGCAAGAATCCAGGTCCACGTTGGAAAGCACGTTATTGGTCTTGTAGGAGTTGGTAATGTTACTAAGAGAAATGTTTAGCCCTATTGGGGCACCTAAAGACGAAGAGCAAGACATTAATTGGCTTGAAGATCTCAAATTCTTCATGGACAACGATGATCAAATGCTGAATCAGTTTTTCTTTCCAGCAGTAAAAAAACACAAAGATCACAAAGGTAATCCTGACGCATATAAATTATATGTACATCCTTTAATGAGATGCAAAGAGGCCTATTGTGAAAAGTTTGAGATTGAAAAACCTGAATTAAAATTTCCTAAAGAAAAAATTATAGAATTAGCCAAGTATATTGCTAATGAGCAAGAACAGTTTTTAGAAAAAGGCGATTACAATTAATGCTGTTAAGAGAGTTATTCGAAGCCGAAGGTAAACATGCAACGTTCTGCTTCGGCAGAATGAATCCTCCCACGATAGGTCATGCTAAAGTTTTTGAAACTATGGCTGGACAAGGTGGAGATTATTTTATTTTTGTAAGCCAGAGTCAAGATAAAAAAGAAAATCCTTTAGACTACAGTACAAAAATTAAATTTATAAAGGCCATACATAAAGAATATGCTAGTCATGTTATAGAAGACAGTGGTATTAACACTGTGGTTAAGGCAGCCAGTTATCTTTATGACCAAGGATATAGAGATGTTACGTTTGTTGCAGGCAGTGATAGATTAGAACAATTTAAAAAATTACTGACTCAGTACAACGGAGTAGAAGGCAAAGCACATGGATTTTATAAATTTGATGTTTTAGATTTCGTTAGCAGTGGTGAACGTGAAGATGGTGCAGAAGGTGTTGCAGGTGTAAGTGCTTCTGGTGCTAGGCTTGCGGCAGCAAATAATGATCTCGAATCATTTAAAAAGGCCACTGGTGCTGGAGAAATGGCACAATCAATGTTTGATGCTGTTCGTAAAGGCATGGGAATTTCTGAAAATTTAGAAATTAACGAACTGGCCGACGAAGAAGAATATTACAAATTTATTGTAGGAAAATTAAAATTAGGAAGAATACTAACTAAAAGAGAACAAGAATTTGTCAAAACCTACAGATTGATGCACAAAACAGAGAGCACCGATATGAAAGCAAAAGAATTTATACCAGCAAGTAAACCTAGAAACTTTGTAGCAAAGAATCAACAGACTGCAGGTGCTGGCGCACACAAAGATAAGAAACGTGCTGAGAAGCAAGGTGATGTTAAGCACAAGCAGAAACAGTTCGAACAGAGTACGGTGGAGGCGGAGAATATTGGTCAACAAATGGCCAACGACGGCGTCACTTACAGTCCAGAAAAAGAAAATGAAATTATTGACCTAATGGCTCAATATATGCAAAAAGCAGGCATGAGTCCGAAACAAATTCGTTATCTATTAAGTTACGACGAAGACTATGTTTCTGATCAACTAGCATTCCTTCCTAGAAAAGATATGAACGAAAGAGTAAGAGATCCAGAAGATTGGGATGAGGGCAATACGGAACCGCCTAATAACTTTGCCGTATATATTAACGGTAAGAAGTGGAAAGTATTTAAGGGTCGTGGTCAGTTTGCTGACGACTACAAAGAAAGAGATCACTATCGCCAGTTGCAGAGTTGGGCTCAGCAAAAATCTGCCCAGACTGGCAAGAAGTGGGAAGTTTCTATTACCGGTGAAGCACCTACAGCATAATGGAACTATCAGAATTAAAACGTCTTGCTGGTATAAACGAATTTAAGGGATACGTAAAATACGATCTTGTTAATCCGCTTGACGGTAGTAATGTTAGTATAACTGGCAACGAAAAACAACAGTTAGAAAAAAAACATAACATTAGGCCAGGAACACCTGAATGGTTTCAGTTATGGTTTAGTTTACCTTATATGACAGGCGAACGACCTGTAGGGGATAAAAAATGGTTGAGATAACAGACTCTGCTAGATCTAAAGTTATTGATCTTTTGCTAGAGGAAAATAATCCTAATTTGAAATTAAGAACATTTGTACAAGGTGGCGGGTGTTCTGGCTTTCAATATGGTTTTACCTTTGATGAAGAGCAGAACGAGGACGATTGGGAAATTCCTTTAGATGATAAATGGACAGTTGTAATAGATTCAATGAGTATGCAGTACATGGATGGTGCAGTGATTGACTATCAAGAAGGTTTACATGGATCTAACTTTAGCATTAAAAATCCTAATGCGCAAACAACCTGCGGATGCGGTAGTAGTTTTTCAGTATGAACCCGAACGATTATCCAGTGTACCCAGAGGATGACGGGTATGACACTCCAAAGAATCCTTATAGTCCAGTATGAGAGCACACGAGTTCGTCACTGAAAGAAAAAGTAAACGCAAGAAACCGCGTTGGGCTGCTTACGGTCCGGGCCCGTATGGCGGCTACGGTTATGCTGTAGGTTACAGTGGCGATGGTGGTGGCGGTGTTGGTGAAGAATTTGCTGACGAAGGATGGAAAGATTGGGCCGCTGCTGGTGCATTAGGCACAGCATTAGCATTTGGCGCTCCAGGCGATGCCGAAGCATCGAAATCAAATAAACCTGATATTGTAAAACAAGTAAGTAAAAAAGATTTATCAAAAACAGTAACAGGTAATCCACACGAAGTTATTCTAAAAAAAGAAGCAGAGAAAGCAGGTATTAAAGGACAAGAACTGGCTGCATTTTTAGCACAAGCCGCACACGAAACATTGGACTTCAAACATATGAAAGAGATCGGTGGTTCGTTAGATTTTAAAAAATACGACATACGATTTGCACCAAAGAAAGCCAAGGTACTAGGTAATACTAAACCCGGCGACGGTGCAAAATATAAAGGTCGAGGGTATATACAACTTACCGGCAAATATAATTATAAACGTGCAGGACAAGCATTAGGACTAGATCTAGTTAATAAACCGGAATTAGTCGAACGCCCAGACGTGGCTGCTAAAGTTGCAGTGTGGTATTGGCAGCATCGTGTACAACCTAAAGTTTCAGATTTCAAAGATGTCAAAGATGTAACTAAACCTATTAATCCGGGACTTAAACATTTAGATCAACGTAAAGAAAAACATCAAGCATTCCAGGTAGCAATGAAATGAGAGCGCACGAGTTTATCTTAGAGAACTTTGCAGATGGTAAAGTTAAAGGAAAAAGCCGACCGGGACGTGTAAAGCGTTCAGGTGCTAGTTGTAATGGCTCCGTGACTGATCTAAGAAAACGTGCTAAAAATGCATCGGGAGAAAAGGCTAAAATGTATCACTGGTGCGCTAATATGAAGAGCGGACGTAATAAATAACATATATGAAAATCAAAGAATTATTAGAAACCGCTACAGCAGGATCCACTTCGGCAGGTAGTATTGCCACTGTGGATGCTCCACATATTAGCCCAGGGGCTGCTAGGGGTAAGAAAAGTTATATTGGAAGCCCAGGAAAAAGCGGTACTAAAGCACCTCCACAGCCTAAGCCTAAAAAACAAAAGCCTACAGATAATGCTTTGAATATGAAGGGAGTTAGCCTTTTTGGTGGCCCTACAATAAAAAGATAAATACAATACGATTCAAGGAAACCTTAAAATGGATTTTAAATCACTGATCAGCAAAATTGAAAGTATCGATGGACCTATCGATACACCAAAAGCACCCGAAAAGGCTGCTCCAATTCGTTTAGACGAAGATACAGAATTACGTGTGTTAGCAGGAGTTACTGCTTTAACTGAAAGCATTATTGCTGAAAAAGCAGTGAGCAAGGCACAACAAAAATTTATGGGCATGGTTCACGCTACACAAAAAGGCGAAAAGCCAGCAAGTAAAGATGTTGCTAAGGTTGCTAAAGATATGGGCAAGAAAGATGCTAAAGATTTTGCATCTACAAAGCACAAAGGTCTTCCAGAGAAGAAAAAGAAAGATGAATCGTTAGAAGTTGCTGAAGCAAGCGATCGCGCTCCTGCAAAGAAATCAGAAAGAGAAGTTGAACTTCCAAGTGGCGCAAAAGTAAAGGCTACTAAAGTACAAGGGTGGCAAAGCCAGAAAGCAGATAAAGAGTCTGACAAAGATAAAAAGAAAGACGAAAGCATTGATAAAACTGCATTCAAAGAAAAGTTTACCAAGATGGTAGAAGCCAAAAAAGATAAAATGGCTAAGAAAGACAAGAAGATGGACGAAGCAGCCAAGCCAGATTTCTTAGACATGGACAAAGACGGTGACAAGAAAGAGCCAATGAAAAAAGCAGTTGCCGACAAAGGCGGTGCTAAGAAAGACGGCAAGAAAGGTATGTCAGCCAAGCAAGAAAAATTCTTTGGCAAGAAGAACGAATCTGTTAAAAAAGATAAAGCAGTTGTAGCAGAAAGCGTTGAGACAAAACTTAGCCTAAAAGAAATGTTAAAACTAGTTAACGAAAGTGGCGGACAACAAGCAATCGATCCATTAGACAAAGCGTTATGGACATGGGCTAATCGAGTTGCTGTTACTAAAATTCAAGAAAGCCAAAAGGCAGAAATTTTTGCTGCTATGATCTACGAAAGAAACGGTGGACGTTTTGAAATGTATGACGTGTTAAGCGAAGACCAAAAGTAATTTAACCAAATTACTTAAAAAAGCCAGTCCTTAGTTGACTGGCTTTTTTTATGACTATATAATATACTTTTGCAACAGGAGAACAGCAATGGCAAAAATGTATGGTCCAGAAGAAAAAGCCAAATTAGAAAGACTAATCAACGAGGGCGGTAATGTTCTTAGAGAAGTTGAAGACTTGCAAGAAGGTCTAAAAGAAACTGTTAAAGCAGTTGCAGAAGAACTGCAAATTAAACCTTCAATTATTAATAAAGCAATTAAAATTGCACACAAAGACAATTGGAAATCACACGAAGAAGAGTGGGATGAGATTGAAATGATTCTAGGTGTTACCAAGCGATTGCCTGAATGATAAACATATTATATGGAATCATCGATTGGATCAAAGAGGATTGGGAAAGCGGTAGAGTACGTTTTTGTCTTGAGGTCGTTGCTTGGGCTATTTCTATTGGTTGTTCTGTCGTTATGGCACTCACCGTTCCAACCCCACCTCTCCTTATTCTTTACCCAATTTGGATTATTGGTTGTGCTATATATGCTTGGTGCTCTTATAGTCGTGGTTCCTTTGGTATGTTGGCTAATTATATACTTCTTACAACCATAGATACTATTGGTCTTATTCGCATGCTATAAATACAGCAGTAAAAGAAGGTAGGCAGGGCCATAAACCGCACAGTAGGTATTTGCAAGCCAAAAATTGCATAGGAGAAAAATTTGAGTTACGTTGACGCATTCTATGATCGCGACGATGACATGATTCGTGTCGTTGAGCGTGATGACAAAGGCAATAGGAATTATAAAGACTATCCTGCCAAACATTTATTCTATTATTACGACCCTAGAGGAAAGTATCAGTCTATCAAAGGCGAACCTCTAAGTCGAGTTCTATGTAAAAATATTAAAGAACTCCGTAAAGAATTAGCAATTCATTCCAACAAAAAACTTTACGAATCTGATATCAATCCCATCTATCGATGTTTAGAAGATCATTATCTGAATGTTGATGCTCCAAAACTAAATGTAGCATTTTTCGATATTGAAGTAGACTTTGATCCAGAGCGTGGTTATGCATCACCAGACGATGCATTTATGCCTATTACCGCTATTGCTGTTCATTTGCAGTGGATGGACACATTAGTCTGTCTAGCGATTCCTCCAAAAACTATGAGCATGGCTGAGGCTAAAAAAGCCGTGGAAGAATTTCCCAATACCATGTTATTCGATAATGAAGCAGAGATGTTAGATAACTTCTTGCATCTCATCGAAGATGCAGACGTATTGAGTGGTTGGAATTCAGAAGGTTTCGATATCCCTTATACTGTCAATCGTGTCACAAAAGTATTAAGCAAGGAAGATACCAAACGCTTTTGTTTATGGAATTGCTATCCTAAGAAACGTGAATATGAAAAATTTGGAAAGACTGCTGTTACTTACGATCTTGTTGGTAGAGTTCACCTAGATAGTCTCGAAATGTATAGAAAATATACCTATGAAGAACGTCACACTTATAGACTAGATGCTATTGGTGAGATGGAGATCGGCGAGAACAAAACTGTCTACGAAGGCACACTGGATCAATTGTATAACAATGACTTCCGCAAGTTTATTGAATACAACAGACAAGACTGTGCTCTATTAAACAAGTTAGATCAAAAATTAAAATTTCTAGACCTTTCCAATAAACTAGCACACGACTGTACTGTTTTGTTACAGACTACTATGGGTGCTGTAGCAGTTACAGAACAAGCCATTATCAATGAGGCACATCGAAGAGGAATGATCGTTCCTAATCGTAAAAAGATGGAAGAACATGGCGATACACAGGCGGCTGGTGCGTATGTTGCCTATCCTAAGAAAGGTATCCATGAATGGATCGGTTCGCTAGATATCAACTCACTGTATCCTTCAGCAATTCGTGCATTGAATATGGGTCCTGAAACTATTGTAGGACAACTGCGCCAAGATGGTACTAAAGATTATATTGCAGCAGAAATGGCCAAGGGCAAATCTTTTGCTAGTGCATGGGAAGGTATATTTGGTTCATTAGAATATACTGCTGTAATGAATAAAGAAGTAGGTAGAGAAATTACCATAGACTGGGAAGATGGTGGCAGTGATACACTCAGTGCTGCACAGATATATGATTTAATCTTTGATAGCAATCAACCTTGGATGCTATCAGCCAATGGCACTATCTTTACCTATGACAAAGAAGGTATCATTCCTGGACTTTTAGCACGGTGGTATAAAGAACGTAAAGAGATGCAGGCCAAACTTAAAGAATGTATCACTGCTGGAAATAAGATTGAAGAAGAATATTGGGACAAGCGCCAGTTAGTTAAAAAGATTAACTTGAACAGTTTGTATGGTGCTATTCTTAATCCCGGCTGTAGATTCTTTGATAATAGAATTGGTCAGTCCACAACTCTTACTGGTAGAGCCATTGCTCGTCACATGGCAAGTAAAGTGAATGAGATTGTTACTGGAGAATACGATCATGTAGGTAAATCCATTATCTACGGTGATACAGACTCATGTTATTTTTCAGCATTCTCAACTCTGAAGAAAGAAATTGAAAAAGGTACATTACCTTGGACCAAAGAATCAGTAATCGAACTTTATGATACTATAGGAGAAGAAGTAAATGGCACGTTTGTTAAGTTCATGCAAGACGCCTTCCATACACCCAAAACTCGAGGAGAGGTCATCAAGGCAGGTCGCGAGATTGTTGCAAGCAAAGGACTATTCATCACCAAAAAGCGATATGCAGTCCTCTATTACGACAAAGAAGGAAAACGTACCGATATTGGTGGTAAAGCGGGAAAGATAAAGGCCATGGGATTAGATCTTAAAAGATCTGATACTCCAGTAGCCATTCAAGACTTTTTAAGTGAAGTTCTTGAGATGGTACTAAAAGGTTCGCAAAAAGAAGATGTACTAGAATACATTACTGGATTCCGTACCGAGTTTAAAACTAGACCAGGTTGGGAGAAAGGTAGTCCAAAACGTGCTAATAAAATCTCAGAGTATCGAGATAAAGAAAAGAAAGCAGGCAAGACTAATATGCCCGGACACGTTCGTGCTAGCCTTAATTGGAATACTTTAAAGCGTATGATGGATGACAAATACTCAATGAGTATTGTTGACGGAGCCAAAGTTATTGTCTGTAAACTCAAAGATAATCCTATGGCATATACATCCGTAGCATATCCTGTTGACGAACTTAGACTTCCTCAATGGTTCAAAGATCTTCCATTTGACGATGCTGAAATGGAAACTACAGTCATCGATGAAAAACTTGAAAACCTTATTGGTGTTTTGGAATGGGACATCAGTAGCACAAGGTCAGATAACACATTCAGTAAACTATTTGATTTTGAGTAATTTAGCGGTTGCTTTTTACTCACGATCTAAATATAATCTTATTATTAAGGAGAATTCTCAATGAAGGACATTTTACAAGACATCGTGTCTCATACACAAAATCTAGGCTTCCTAACAACTGTTAAGGTTACAGGAGCCAAAGATGGCACAAATATTTTTTCAATGGCTGATGATCGATCAGTTATTATGGAAGCCACTACACACAATCCGTATCCAGATATGATTGGTGTATTTGGTATGCCGCAACTACAGAAACTCAAGTATTTGTTAGACGGTAGCGAATATAAAGAAGATGCTAAAATTACTATTACTACAGCAGAACGTAACGGAGAAGTTATTCCAGTCGGTATTCACTTTGAAAACAAAGACGGCGACTTCAAGAACGACTATCGTTTTATGAATCAGGAAATCATCAATGAAAAGATGAAGACTGTTAAGTTCCGCGGTGTTAAGTGGGATGTAGAAGTAGAACCTAGCGTGGCCTCTGTTCAACGTTTTAACTTTCAAGCAGGTGCTAACAACGAACATCCAACATTCTTAGCCAAGACAGACAGCGGCAACTTAAAGTTTATCTTTGGTGATGCTTCAACACACGGCGGCGAGTTTGTGTTTGCTATGGGTGTAACTGGTAAATTAGATCGCGGTTGGACTTGGCCAGTGTTGCCAATCTTGAGTATTCTTAAGATTGCAGATGTCAATAACACAAAGATGTCTTTGAGTAATGAAGGTGCTATTCAAATTACTCTAGATAGCGGCCTTGCTACTTACAAATATATTATTCCTGCACAAGCAGCCTAAATATGATTAAGAATATTACTGCTTCTGGACGGTATATGCAGGTCACTGGAGGAAACTCCAGTACCTACGTAAATGCATATTCCGGATCTCAAGGTGTTGGCAATATGCGATACAATACTTCTTTGCAACAAATGGAAGTGTTCGACGGCAATAATTGGATTACTATTGCTATGGATTATACCAGTGTCGGGCTAAACGGTGAAGCAGAATCATTACTTGATTGGGCACGTAAGAAACGTGACGAAGAATTGGCTTGGGAATCTTTGGCAAAAGATAATCAGGCTGTTAAAATAGCATTAGAAAACGTAGAACAGGCACGTAGACAATTAGATATTACAGCAAAACTAGCGAGAGATTATGAAACAACCAGTTAACCTAACACCATTACAAAAAGACTATGCAGTATATCTGCCTGCCATTAGTTCTTTTTACAGCACCTATGTAGATAAACAAAGACAAGACGAATTTATTCCTAAAGATCGTATTCCTGCGGGATTTGATCGTGGTGTTGAAGGTATGAACTTCCTTAATCCCGAACAAGGATATTTTTATTATAAACATGCTCTATATTCTGCAGGTCATGCACAGTTAGATATTGAAAAAAGTCTTAAACAAGAATTAATGATTCAAGATCGAGATCGTTCAAAGACAATGATCTTAGGCGATTCTGGCGGATATCAAATTGGTAAAGGTGTTATTAAATTTGATTGGCAAAATTTTGAAGGCGCTGAAGCCAATAAAGTTAGAAAAAAGATTTTAACTTGGTTAGATGTTACTGCTGACTGGTCTATGATGTTAGACGTTCCGACTTGGGCCTGTGATCATATTCATAGTCCAAAGACTGGACTTAAATCTTTTGACGATTGCCTCGATAAAACTAAATTCAATAACAAATATTTTATTGAAAATAGAATTGGCTCTAAAGAAGGCGGAACTAAACTATTAAATGTTCTTCAAGGTTCTAATTGGGAAAACGCAGAGGCATGGTATCAAGGTGTAAAAGAATATTCCGATACATCTAAGTATGGGGACAGAGCCGCTGAAGGTTGGGCTATGGGCGGTGCTAATATGTGTAAGATGCCTATTACCCTTAAACGTCTTATTACTATGCGTTTTGATGATATGCTAGAAGGTAAAAATTGGATGCACTTCTTGGGTACTGCACAGTTAGACTGGGCATGTTACTTAACTGCTATCCAGCGCCAGATTAGGAAACACATAAATGAAGAATTCACTATCTCTTTCGACTGTGCATCACCTTTCATCGCAACAGCACACGGATTGGTATATACTAACGCCCAGCACACCTCTAAACGATTCAGTGTTATCATGGATAAAGCCCCGGATGATAAGAGTCTTTCCGGACGGCACGATATACCTTTTCCTTTCGAAAGCAATTTCGGTCAAAGACTTACAATCGCAGATATATGCCACTATGCACCAGGAATGTTAAACAAGATTGGCAAAGAAGGCAAAACTAGTTGGGATAGTTTTGCCTATGCTCTAATGATGGGTCATAACGTAGAATGTCATATTCGTGCTGTTCAACGTGCTAATAATCTAATGGACATTGAACTTGCCAAACACAAACCAGATTGGAGACGTTGGAGAAAAGTCAAAGATGCTGACAAATCTGACGAAATGTCAGAGTGGGTGCCAAGGAATGTATTATACTTCAATCGATTTGTTGAAGAATTGTTTGCACTTAATACCAAAGACGAAGCATTTGAAATGATAGCCGAAGCAGAACGTTTAGGATTCTTACAAAACTTAGAAGGTGCTAGGTTACGTGGCGGTGTTACAAACATTGCTCATACACTTTTTTATGAAGAATCGGAAGACGAAACTTCTTGGGAAGACGACCGAGAGGATGAGGCATTAGATAATCTAAAAATTGATTAAGGAGTTATTATGTACGAAAATCGTATAGCACACTTAGAAGAAGCACATAGAGCCTTGGACAAACAAATTGATCTTTTAATACGTGAAGGCAAATACGAAGATACCAGTATGCACAATTTGAAGAAACAAAGGTTGCTTTATAAAGACGAAATTGCTAAACTTAAACGTCAGCAATGGGAACATGATAACGAAACTATAGATTTTGACGATGACAGATAACTTTAAAAAGAAAGCAGTATGAAAAGAGATTACAAAGACGGTGTTGCTTCAGACATTACATTCTTTACTGGGGTAGAGATTGAACGCACACCTGCCTACGGAATGAAAACTCTGTTTGTTGTTGGAGTTCATGATCCATATGTTATCATGGAACTTGCCCGTAATAACAAATGTAAACATATCTACTTTGGTGCTAATCAAAGTTTTAAGACTAAAGGCGTCAACGATACCGAAACCTGGCGTCCTTGGGAAGATATGATCTATGTGTGTCTAGATGCAGAGGACGGATTTTGGTGTACTCTAGATTTCGATGTTTGTGAAACGGAAGGATTGCTTGAGAGCGGTCTTACCGAAAAGCGTAGATTTATTCCGCAGATTAGTGTAAAATTACCTTATATTAATCAACTAGGTTATAACGCTACACTTAAGATCGACGATAAAGATTTTTCAGCAACTAATCCTGGGGTTTGGTGCCATAACCTACAGGACCTATTAGGAAGAGACCGCTTCACTGATTGGGATCAATATGGCAAAGATGAGATTTTACAATGAGTAGCGGATACGCAGTAGCATCACCTCGTGGTTTAACTAGCATTAAACGTGCAAGACACAGAGTAGAAGAAAAGAAACCTATGAAACTAACATTAAAACAACGCCTTCGTAACTGGTTACTAGAAAGTCCAGATGAATCAGTGCCACAGGATATCTATGTTGAAGAAGATAAACTTTCTTCAGACGGTATGCGATTACAAATCTACAAAGCCAGTGGTGGATATGTTGTAGAGACCCGCGGTTATGATCGTAAAATGGACCGTAATAACTATACCATGCATGTAATTAAAGAAGAAGAAGATCTAGGCGAAAGGCTTGGAAAGATCGTTATGATGGAGGCACTAAGAGGATGATTATTCGTCAAGACACCCGTCCTAACAAAATGATTTGGGTTACCTTCCAAAAAGAAGGTATGCACAAGTATCCAGCCGCACTTACAGATCCCTCACTTGCCACAGGTGATGAATATGATGTTAGTTTCCTAGGATATCCGCATCGTCACATCTTCCATTTTAAAGTTTGGATTGGTGTAACTCATAATGATCGCGATATTGAGTTTATTCAGTTTAAACGTTGGTTGCTAAATCTGTATAAAGATGCTACAATTAGTTTAGACTTTAAGAGTTGTGAAATGATGTCAGACGATTTATATGACATTATTAGCAAAAAGTATCCAGGCCGTGAGGTTTGGATTGAGGTCTCCGAAGACGGAGAAAATGGTTCATTCATCAAATATTAAAGGAAAGTCAGATGAAAAACTACAAGGACTACAGGTACTTTGAAAATCGTCCTGATGTTGTAAGAGTGTGGGATGACCTCGAGTCATATCACGATTGGTGCAGATTTGAACTCTGCGATTTCAACCCTGCTGATCTTTATCGCAAAGATTCTGCAAATTACTCTGCTTACCTAGCAAGTAAACGTCCACGTAGACCTTACCAAGGTAAGAATCCACGTTGGGACAACAATGGAAGACGCAATGAGCAACGTTTTTCTCGTTGATCTCGAAGCAGTAGAAACAAGATATACGGGTCAGTGGAAAACCCACTTACCCGATCTTTTGCGGAGACATGGGCATGACGTTCAAGTTATCAGTGGTCCTGAAGATATTCCTTCTGCCACTACTCCTGGCGCCTTTCTTAATTTCGGCGGCACTAATATCTATAAGTCTAGTCAAGTTGAACAGATCAGTCGGTTATTTTGCTCCGGATCAGTTAAGCCTAATGATCAGTTCATCTTTACTGATGCTTGGCACCCTGGTATCATAAATCTAAAGTACATGAGCGAACTTCTTGGCATCCCTGTCAAGATTCACGCATTATGGCATGCCGGTAGTTATGATCCTCAAGACTTTTTAGGTCGTCTTATTGGTAATGCACCTTGGGTTAGACATGCCGAGAAATCTTTCTTTGCTGCAATTGATCATAACTATTTTGCCACAGACTTTCATATTGAAATGTTCGATGCTAATCTTCTTAACGACGGTATGATAGAAAATCCGTGGCGTCATGAAGATATGCAAGAATATATGCAAGAAGGTAAAATTATAAGATCAGGATGGCCTATGGAGTATATGGCAGATACTTTGCTAATGTATAAGAATATGCCTAAACGTAATCTTATCCTTTTTCCGCATCGTATTGCTCCGGAAAAACAAGTTGAGATTTTTAGAGATCTAAAAGAACAACTGCCTCAATATGAATTTGTTGTTTGTCAAGATCAACAACTAACAAAGAACGAATATCATAATATGTTAGGTGAGGCTAAACTAGTGTTTAGTGCTAATCTACAAGAAACATTAGGTATCAGTTGGTATGAAGGTGCTTTAGTTGATGCTATTCCGATGGTGCCAGATCGTTTAAGTTACAGAGAAATGGCATTAGACTGTTTTAAGTATCCTTCCGAGTGGACAGAATCATTTGACAGTTACAAAACGCACAGAGATTTAGTAGTCAGTAAAATAATTGACTACATGGAAAATTACGAAAAATATTTTGTAAACCTAAATAAACAGGTAGATATCTTAAAACTAGATTTCTTTAGTTGTGATAATCTATTAGAAAAATTAAAATGTCATCCACGACACTAACTCGGAGAATTAGAATTGACAAATAAAAAAGAAACAGGCCTGGACGCAATGGCAGGCGACGGTGGCTATCAAGAAGCATACCTAGGCGATCACATTCGCTTTAAAATGAAACGTGAAGGCAAGCGTTTCTGGGCAGGCGACAACATCAGTGATTATCTGTACGAAGGTGATAAAGAACGCCTAATCGACGAAGCAACAGAAGCGTTTGAACTAGTGCTTGATCGATTGCTAATTGATCGTGAAAACGATCCTAATAGCCAAGGAACTGCTCGTCGTTTGGCTAAAATGTATTTTAACGAAATAATGGCAGGTAGATATGAACAAGCACCAGATTGCACAGCATTCCCTAATGACAGCGAGGATCGTTACGAAGGTATGTTGGTTGTTCGTAGTGAGTTGCGCTCTATGTGTAGTCATCATCATCAACCCGTTAGTGGCGTTGCTTACATTGGTATTATTGCGGCTTCCAAACTCATTGGCCTCTCTAAGTACACACGTATCGCACAGTGGTGCGCAAGACGTGGTACTCTCCAGGAGGAACTTGCTAATGATATTGCTCGCGAGATCGCCAAGGCCACCGGAGCAGAAGACGTAGGTGTGTATATTCAGGCAGTACATGGATGCTGTGAGAATAGAGGCATTATGGCACATAGTTCATTAACACAGACTACTGTACTTAAAGGTGCTTTCAAGGACGATCAGAGTACTAAGAAAGAATTCTTTGATAACATTAAATTGCAACAAGACTTTGCTCCACGATAAGGAATTCTATGAGTCAAGTATATGTAATTAAACCTCTGCATAAAAAAAGCATTGTCTATCATGTAGAAATGTATCGTAATAATCCAGACGGTAGCGTTGGCTGGTTTAATATTGACGAAACATATCGTTGGGGGCAAGGTTTTGTTGAAGGTGATCTAGACTGCAACCTTCCCTGGGAAGGCGACCCTGTTGCCTATGCTCGAGCAGATTGCGGTTGGGGTTGCGAGTTTGATGACAGTATTAATATTGAAATTGAATTCAGTGACGACATCAGCAAAGAAGAACAAGAAGAAATCCGACAAGCCTACTACGAAGGTGGTGCGGCATGGCTGTTTGATGGCGAGCACAGTTGGTGTGAAGAAGACACTGCGGTACATATTGTTGCACCCTATCAAATAGATCTGTGCAACGATGATGGTACGGTCATTGAAGAAAACATTAAACTTAAACCACGGCCCGATCCAAGAACAAGTTGGCCTTGGAGTGTGGATAACCCTAAACCTGAGGAATAATATGAGAACAGAAATTATTAGCGTACTAAAACAACATTTTGAAGCACACATTCTTAAACACAAAATGAATGTGGACATTATGTTAAACAATCCAATGGCTATTCATGAGCATACAGATCTAATGGATGCTATTGAAAAGGAAGTAGCATTGATAGCAGAATATCAAGACAAGTTAGAAATAATGAACGTTTATTTTGGAGAATAATCATGCAAGTAAGAGCAGACCAAATTACAGAAGGCGGATCACCATGTGGTTGTGGTCGTAGTCCTACAGGCAAATGTATCGGCTGGCACGGACTAGAAGAGGGCGAATACCGTGAAAGATTAGCAGAGTGGGAATTGGAAGATTATAAACGTAGGGCACAAGAACTGTGGAATGACTCTTGCACTAGTCAGAGGTCATCATGAGTACAGCAAAAGAAATAGCAGATAATTTAATTAACCGTGCAAAAAATCTACAAGAATTTGTTGTAGAAAGAGATTGGTCTCTTATTCCAGCAGGTGTTGTAAGATATGATATACAACATACAGTGGGTGAACCTGCTAGAATCTTTGTTCATGCTATGACAAAAGAAGAAGCAGAACGTCAAGTTGACGACTGGTTTAGTGAAGGTGTAGAATAATGTTATTTGCTCTAGGAATGATTGTAGGTATTATTATTGGAATCATTGCTTGGATTCTCATTAGGAGATAACGATGTTGTTAAAACTACTTGAAAAACTAGATCGCAAACGTATCATTTTTGATCGTGTGCATAACGAACCGTACCTTGAACGGTATTATCTCTTTTTAAAAGAACGTGAACGTTTTCCCTTTAACATATTTTTACACAAGTTCTTAAAAGGTGATCCAGACGATGTTCATGATCATCCATGGCCCTATGCAACATTAATTTTGAAAGGTGGATACTATGAATGGATTCCGCAATTTGACGAACAAGGCAATAAATCATGTGAAGTACGTAAATGGAGAGGACCCGGCCATTTTCGTATATGTAGCCCTAACTCTTATCATCGTATTGAGCTTAAGCCTGGCGTAACCGCTTGGACATTGTTTATGCCCGGACCTCACAAACGTGAATGGGGATTTTTAGTTAATAATAAATGGGTTCAACACGAACAATATTTAAAGGAGAGGTATGAACAAGCACATAATCAAACAGTCTGAACTAAAAGGATTAGTTTCTAAATTATGTAGAGATATTATAATTAGTGGATGGCGACCTGATTATATAGTAGGCATCACTAGAGGAGGCCTTATTCCCGCCGTAATGATTAGTCAATATCTAAATGTACCTATGCATACCTTGAACGTTAGTTTAAGAGACGGCAATAGCGGAGAATCAAATCTTTGGATGGCCGAAGATGCTCTTGGTCCTAATTCTAGAGAAAGATTTGTAGAAAATCCTATAGATGTTGCGGGTGTATTAGAAGCAGCCAGTGATCTTTTAGAAAACGGAACATATAAAGAAATTCTGTTAGTCGATGATATCAACGACACAGGTGCAACATTTAACTGGATAATGAATGATTGGCCAAGTGGATGTTTTCCAGATGACCCAGCATGGGAAGAAGTATGGAATAACAATGTAAAATTTGCAGTGCTAGTTGATAACCTTTCCAGCAAATGTAATGTTAAAATGGATTATTCCGGTATGGAAATTAACAAAGCGGAAAATGATGTTTGGATTGATTTTCCGTGGGAAGACTGGTGGACTAAATGATTGATTCAAAAATAAAAGTACATTGTACTGATGCTGGCAAAGACTTTGATATGCATGTTTTAGGATATAAACCTAAGACATTTTTAGAAGTTGCATTTCAAACTATTAAAATTCGTTTAGCCTATATGGAAAGAACTCGTGCATTTGTGGGTTCATTAGGGGGAAGAGAATTTGTTTTTCGTGAAGAAAATCTTCCCAAAGAAACTGTGGAGTATAAAAGATGATTACAGATATACATAAAGTATTTCCCTCAGAACCTAGTAGTATTGATGATTCTAAGGCACCGTGGACAGAATTGATAGAAGAAGATTATCATGTTAAAGTATTTCGTGATATATACCCTGTTACTGAAGGTCATCTTTTGTTTGTGCCTAAATACAATACTGTTTCTGTCCTAATGGACTGTTTTGAAGATGCTGTCAAAGATGGCATTAACAGAGTTCACTCAGGAGAATGGGACGGATTTAATATTGGTTTAAATTACGGGTCGGCTGCTGGTCAAACTGTTCCTTGGCCTCATGTTCATTTGATTCCAAGACGTAAGGGAGATATGGAAGACCCAACCGGCGGAGTGCGTCATGTTATTCCCGAGAAGGGAAATTATAGGAAGTGGTAATGTCAAGAGCATTGTTTATAGGTGATAGTCATACTTGTGGATATTGGAGTCATCCGACCAATCAAGGTCCTGGATCATATACCTATTGGAATGATAACAATTACGCAGAAATTTATGCGGAAGAAAATAACAAACCGGTAGCCATTTATGCAATGGCAGGTGTCAACAATCGTGTTTATACAGACTGGATGAAATCTATGTTTGACACTTACAATGACATCGATGAGGTTTTTCTTTGCATGGCTCCGTTCAATAGATTTACTATAGGATTCGATGGCAAACTAGATGATAATGTAATTGCTGTAGATCATTTTACTACTAAAATGCCTTCGTCGAATGGCTTTATAGATAGGTACTGTGATTTGACCATCAATGAAGAAAACTTACAACTGTTTAATAAAGCACTCAGTGACGATTATAATACTTTTCCAGGATTAGATTTAGACCCAGACAACGGTCTTAAAAGCCCAAACATTAGAGAACATACTTTTATGCAGATAAAATTATTCTTTGAAATGAATAGTTTTATTGAGAAACGAGATTTCCTTTTAAATGTATTTGCTTGGGACAGACTTTGTCAAGAACATGGTGCAAAGTTATATCTTTTTAATGTTACTGATAGATTGCGATATCCTCAAACATTTGAATATTACGGAAAATTAAAATCAACTGTACTAACTCGTAAAGCAGTTGAAAGTTTTATGAGAGAAAAACATGTTGATCATTCTAAATATTTCCTAGAAGATCAAGAACATTATAATAGAGAATATCATTCTTTAATAGCCACTAAATATCTACCCTGGTTAAAAACATTATGATCAATATTCTTATAGCAGGAGATAGTTTTGCAGCAAAATGGCCGTTTGCAAAACTAGGCTGGGTAGATATTTTGTCTCACCGACACACTGTTACTAATCTTGCTATGGCTGGCTGCGGTGAGTACAAAATATTAAAACAAATACAGTCAGTAGATCTTACAAAATTTGATCTAATAATCGTTAGTCATACTAGTCCGAGCAGAATTCACACTCCGAAACATCCTATTCACGGTGAAGGCTTTCATAAAAATTGCGATCTGTTAGCCAATGATATTATTGACAGGAGTAATTGGTTTAACCCAAGTTTAACGGCTGCTCAAGGTTATTTCAAATATCATTATGACGACGAATATCAAATAGACATTTATAATTTGATCAGGCAAAAAATTCTCGATACTATCGGAAAAAAACCCTATCTCAGTCTTACACACACAGATATTAGCAGAGAGTTAACTATTGAAACAGATTGTCTTGATTTTAGCGATCTGTGGAAAACAGAAAGAGGTTCTATCAATCATTATACCATTAACGGCAACAGAGTCATTTATGAAACTATTGTTAAACATATAAATGAAAAATAACACAATTACTATTCCTTGGCAAAATCAAAAAGATATTTGGTGGAACAAAACATGCGCTGATGTTATGGAACACTTTGGTTTACCAGGCGGACGTTATGTGACAGAAGTTAGTACCGATTGTATGAAGTTTCATTTCAACACTGAGCAAGATGCGTTGATGTGCAAATTATTGATAAGTGATCAAATATGAAAAACAGTTATGTATTCTTGTTAGCGGTTATTGCAGCAGCATTAATTTTATGCTTGACAAACTTTGGCGGGTCAACAAGTAGAGTCTACGATTGTGGAATGGCTGAATGGCACCCCGACATTCCTAAAGAAGTTAAAGAAGAATGTCGAAAACTTAAAATGCAATACAATAATGAAAAATATAGAACATGAAAAGATGGATTTTAGATGTTGAAGAAGATCCTAAAACTGGAGATTCTGTTCTTAAATTTCCAGAAGATCTTTTAAAAGAAATAAATTGGAAAGAGGGGGATCATATCCATTGGATAGATCTAGGTGATGGTAGTTATCAATTGGTCAAAGAAGAGTTGACAACTTTCGTAAAAAGTGGTATAATAAAGAATGAGCAAAATTAAAATCGCTGAACTATTTTATAGTATTCAAGGTGAAGGACGCTATATGGGTGTTCCTTCTGTTTTCTTACGTACATTTGGATGTAACTTTAAATGTGCAGGCTTCGGTATGCCTAAAGGCCAGTTAAGTACTGAAGTTGAAGCAATCGCACAAATTGCAGATAAATTTAAATTGTACGAAGAACTTCCTCTGGTATCTACAGGTTGTGACAGTTACGCATCGTGGGATCCTCGTTTTAAAGATCTCAGTCCAATGCTAACATCTGATGCTATTGCTGAACGTATTGCAGAAATTCTTCCTTTCAATGAATGGCAGGACGAGCATCTTGTTATCACAGGTGGTGAGCCTTTGCTAGGTTGGCAACGTGCTTATCCTGATCTTTTAGATCATCCTAAGATGCAAAGTTTAAAAGAAATTACATTTGAAACAAATGGTACTCAAGCACTAACTGATGATTTTAAATTATACTTACACACTTGGAAGAGCCATCATGCGTATGACTTCTGGAGAGAAATCACTTTTAGTGTAAGTGCAAAATTAAGTTGCTCTGGAGAAACACGCGAAGAAGCAATTAGGCCAGAAGTAGTTTGCGAATATCAAGACTACGGTCATACATATTTGAAGTTTGTCTGTGCTACTGAAGAAGATGCAGAAGAAGCAATTGAAACTGTAGACATTTATCGTGCTAACGGATTTGATGGACACGTATATCTAATGCCTGTGGGCGGAGTTGAATCAGTTTACACACTAAACAATCGTCGTGTAGCAGAGTTGGCTATGAAAGCAGGATTACGCTACAGTGACAGACTACAAGTACCATTGTTTAAAAATGAGTGGGGAACTTAATGAAATTTGTTAAAAGATTATTTGGGTTAGATAAAATCGAAGCCAGTATAGAAGAAGCAAGACAGGCACTAGAGCAGGCTACCAAATTAAAAGAAGAAGCCGAAAATAATTTAAAAGAAATTGCTCAAGAACAAGAATTGGCTAAACTTAGTCCAAAAGATCGTGCTAATCGTAAAAAAGAACCTTGGGTAGGAGTTTTGAATACTCATGTCAATTCGGACAATGTGCGAAATGGTTTTTTTGAACTTGACTGGAATGACCAGTTTGTGTTACAATTAAAGCAAGAAGGTTACGGTGTAGATGGCGACAAAGACGAAGAAATTGTAGATAGATGGTTCCGTGAACTTTGTGCAAATGTTGTAGTAGATGGTGATTTCGGTGGCCCTGTTGATACAGGTACTTTGGATATAAAGAGTGTAAAGAAGAATATTTAATGACATATATTTTAGTTGATACTGCTAACACATTCTTTCGTGCTAGACATGTTATTAACGGCGATGCTGATATCAAACTCGGCATGGCATTTCATATAACCCTAAATTCTATTCGTAAAGCGTGGCAGCAATTTAATGGTACCCACGTTATTTTCTGCTTAGAGGGTAGATCATGGCGCAAAGACTACTATGCTCCTTACAAACGAAATCGATCAGATGCTCGTGCCGCACACACAGAAAAAGAAGCAGAAGAAGAAAAAGTATTCTGGGAAGCATTTGATACTTTTAAAGAGTTTATTACTGATAAAACTAACTGTACAGTATTGCAACATCCGCAACTAGAAGCAGACGATCTTATTGCAGGTTGGATTCAAAGCCACCCAGATGATAACCATGTCATCATTTCAACTGATACAGATTTTGTACAACTTATTGCACCTAATGTACGACAGTACAATGGTGTTATGGAACACGTAATTACCCATGAAGGCATCTTCGACGATAAAGGCAAACCAGTTATTGACAAGAAAACGCAAGAGCCAAAAGCCGCACCAAATCCAGAATGGCTTTTGTTCGAAAAGTGTATGCGTGGTGATACCAGTGATAATGTCTTCTCAGCGTATCCAGGTGTGCGTACTAAAGGCACAAGCAAAAAAGTGGGCCTTACTGAAGCGTTCGAAGATCGTAAAACCAAAGGATTTGCGTGGAACAATCTCATGCTACAGAGATGGACTGACCACGAAGGTAAAGAACATCGTGTCTTAGAAGATTATGAACGCAATCGTCGTCTTATTGATCTAAGTCATCAGCCTGAAGATATCAAAGAAATCATTGCTACAACTATCTCACAGGCCATTGATGCAAATAAAAATATCAGTCAAGTAGGTATTCGACTGATTAAGTTCTGTAATCTATATGATTTGAAAAAAATTGCCGAACAGGCACAGAGTTATGCTGAACCATTAAATGCGAGGTACACACTATGACAGAGATACATGCTAAACCGATCATTGATAATAAATTCTGGATCGTTGAAAAAGACGGAGAGAAAATTGCTACTCTAAGAAAAAACGAAGACAATCGTTTTGTAATGAGTAATGAGTTAGGAATAAAGATTTACGAAAACAAAAAAAGTTTGACTGACCAGTTTGGTAAAGACTTTTTTGTTGTTAAGATTGTAAAAGAAAGTGATACTGCATTACCTAACGAAGTTCACGGATTTAGTACTAGTGCAGAACCTCATAATCCTCTTTACGACATTAAAAAGAAATTGCCTCTATTCACTAAGAGTGAAGATTCAAAGAGTTTGTATTGTGCAGGTTATTATATTATTAAATTTGAAAAAGGCTGGGTCAAAAGTTTTTGTCCTAAATTAATTACATTGCAACGATACCCTTATCAAGGTCCTTTTAAAACTGAAATTGAAATGAAGCAGGTATTGTCAAGTGTCTCAAAATAAACTGCCCACTACATTACCTACTATAGAAAAAATAATTTCTAGAACTGTTGTTGCTGAAAAGAGTCAACAGAAAGAAATTAGAATTACTATACAAGAAGCACGTGATTTAACTGCCGAATTGGCTATTCTGACATCTAAATTAGGTTCAACTGTTCAAGAAATACATCAAATGCTGTCGGAAATACGCGAATCAACTACTAAGATTGATGTTAAGTTCGACGGGGGAACGTTCTAAAGTTGATAAATATATACGTGGTTTATTAGGATACGTATATAGATGAGCAGACCGAAACCTAAAGTAATTCTTGAATATGCAAATAAAGAGAATTACAAAGTAGAACAAATTTTAGAAAGTGAGGCTATCTGGGCAGTGTTTTACCAGAACAAACCTTTTAATTTGAAGAGTGGCAGTCTGCTGGCCAATTACCCTGGACCTAAGTACAAGAAGGTAAGTTTTAGTAATCCCGGACACGCTCACAATCTCGCCAAAAAATTAAATAAATTATTTAAAACAAAAGACTTTTCAGTTTACAAACTAACCACTGGCGAAGAATTGAAATGAGCAATGGATACTAAAGACCGATATACTGAAGTTTTTTTAAAAGCGGCCGGCTTACCCGTTGATGAGAAAAGTGTCAAAGACTGTCGATCCCGATGGTGGTTCAGTACAAGAGAAAAATCCAATGGTGGTCTCCGTGTTACCGATCAATGTCTAGAATTTTTAGAAACTGTTGCAGACATTAAAATTTATAAAATAGATTTACCAAAAGACCTTACCATAGGTCCTCAAGTTCTAATTTGGTTAGATCAATTCTTAGAAACTCCCTGGCATTTAGAAAAAAGATATATCAAAGTTCTATCTGAAAAATCTGCATTTGAATTATACTTATTTTCCGGCGATGTTAGAAAATTAGGATCAGCCAAAGCCATGGCCAAAAGATTAAGCCAAGAATCCCAACCTCAATAAACTTATCACGTAAATAAATTCGTTATGTTAGATCTTAATGCTCTTGATATCTTAGACAGCAGAAAAACAAATACTGCTGTTCCGCACTTTTCAAAAGTAATGATCCAGGCTGTAGATTGGGACAATGACCAAACTATAGAAAATTGGATTACTGCTAATTTAAAAGGCAGATATTATATCATTTCTCAGCCGTATGTAACCGAAGATGGAAAATTAAAAACAGCCAGATTTGCAGGGTTTGAAGATCAAAAAGAGATAACTTATTTTATACTAGCCTGTCCTCATTTAAGGAGAAATTAATGACTGAAGAAGTAAACAATCAAGAAGCCGCAACAGCACCTGCCGAGGCCGCTGCTGCACCACAACCATCTGCACCAGATCTAAATATTACCGATCTCGCTGCTGTGAGAAATATCATTGATATTGCATCTCAGCGCGGTGCATTTAAAGCCAACGAATTAGAAGTTGTTGGCAAGACTTATAACAAACTAACTGCATTCTTAGATTCAGTAAACAAAAAGGAACAATAATATGAGAGCACTAAAACACACTGGTAGAATGATCAAATCGGGAGCGAAAGTTTTGGTGGTATTCAGGACGCTCCCCGGAGAATCTAACTATTCTCTAGTTATTCCTGTGGCTCAATTATCTGATACATATCACGACTCTATCATGAAATTGGTAGAAAGTGATCAGGCTCAAGAAGTTTTTGAGTTTGGTGAAATTCTTTTTATTAGAAGTTTCCCAGATGGTCGTCCAATGCTACAAGCACTAAGAGCAGACGGATTATTGGAAAGAGTAACTACAGATTCTGTTTTAATGACTCCTACACCCAATGATAATATTCCGTTGCATCAATTAAATTCGTTAATAGCAGAGCAAAAAAACTGTGCTGTTGACGATCTGTGTACATTTGTATCCGGTGCTCCAAAGCAGTCAGATGCTACTGTAGACAATGTTGCTGCGGTTAACGACTTAGGAAAAGATCTAGGAGAACCTAGCAAGCCTGCAAAAATTCAAGCACAGACAAATGAAATATTATCTGATAAAGATATTGCTAAAGGATTACGCAGTCAAGCAGATGCACTATACAAAGAAGCAGCACGTCTACGTAAAGAAGCAGAAGACCTAGACCCAACTGTAAAAAAATCTTCAAAGACTAAAGAAACAGCAGATGCCTAAGCCGTTGTTTAGACCGCCAATGCATCTTGTAAAAGAGTGGCCAGAAGTATTTGAAGATATGTACATGAATACCATGCCTGTTGCATATCTTGAAATGGTACATTTGACATTTGAAGATGGCAGAATATGGCAGATTGATGTACGTGCTCAACTCCAAGGATCTGCTCCAGAATCTATCGCAGAAAAATTATTAGAGACTCTTCAAGAGTACAAAGACGAAATAAAAAAGATAGATTTCAAAATAGATATAGAAAGATTGAAAAGAGATATTACCGATTCAACTAAGACTCTGTTTTAGTAGGAAAAGTAATATCTCTTACTTTTTCAAAAAAAGCAATTTTATCTACACCTTCTCGATATAGTTTTTCGTTTCTGCCAGACTTTATCATTTTTTCAATGTAACTTTTCAACATATCAATTCTTTCTCTGGTTCCGTTTCTTTCTAAGTACTCGAGATTATTTGATTCCCATTTAATATAATCCTCGTATATTTTAGTTTTAGTTTCTTGAGGAAGATGTGTTGGATCAAAATACTTAGGATTATATACATAATTGAACATGGGATGGGGTTCAATCGATGTTAATTGTGTAGATATTTCTTTGTGCCAATCTAAAAACTCTATAATTCTATCACAGTTTAATGAACTAAATGTTGCATGTATCTGTATGCTAATATTTCCTTGTTCTTTGGCCACAGTATTAATAGTTTCTAAATTATCTATTAACTTATTCCATTTCATTGGATATCTAATAAATTCATTTAATTTACCGTAAGCATCAACACTTACGCACAAATAAACACGTTTGAATTCTTTCCAACAGTCTAATATTTCTCTTGGTGTTTTGGTAAGATTAGAATTATAACTTAATACTATGTTCTTAGATATTCCAAGGTCAATAAATTTTTGTAAAAATGCTTGATGATCAATTATTAAAGGTTCGCCGCCAACAATATGTATTCTTTCAACTTTGCTAACAAAAGGATACAATTTTTCAAGACAACTTCCGTCATGATACCAATCTAACTTCATCATCCTATCATAATGCTCTATAGGTATTTGTTTGGTATCTAATTGTTCTTTTAGAAATAAAGTACTGTTAAATCCATTACACATTACACATTTAAGATTGCATCTATTACCAAACGTGATATCTAGATAATAAAATTCTGCTTCTTTGATAGTGCCGTCTGCGTCACATTTTGAAATCCAATAGTCTTCATCCATTGAAACTCCGAAACTTTCGTTGAACCATTGTCTCCAACTTATTTTTCCGTTACTTTCAATCTCCCAACATTTTTTACAAGTAGGATGTTTTTTATCTTCTATAAAATATTTTCTTATTTCTTTGTGAAAATCATTATTAAAAGATTCTAAGACTTCAAATGTAGGATCGTTAAATTCTTTATTTTTTTCTAATCTATCATATCCTTGATTATTACAACATATTCGTTGTCTACCTGCATTATCGAGACTAAACGCAGCAAAAGGATATAGGCAAAAATTTTTTCTAGTCATTTTTCTTTAGTAATTAATATATCAGTTCCGCAATGACAATAGTCCTTTTGACAGGTAACATCGTTTAACGTTAATTTAAAAACATCAAATATGTTTCCCAACGACGGTCCTTGGCCGCAACTTGCTGCTCTCATTGTTCCGCTAGGTGAAATAAAAATAGATTCCTGAACTTTACATTTCCATCCTTGGAAAAAATTCCTGTTTTCTGCTATAATTCTATTACTGTTCAAAGTTTTCGTAGTTCCATCATCGTATTTTTCTACAGAGGCAATTACTGTTTTTGGTTCAGGTTTATATATAGTTATCTTAGATTCAAAATTATTTTTTGATATAAAATCTGATATTCTAGGATCTTTGTATTTCCACGGGCCTGCCACGACACTCATTTCATCTAATAGCGGAACCCATTCAAGATTGTAGTTCTTTAATTTAGTTTTAATTTCATTTCCTACAACTAACATATCATCAAACTTTTCTTCTAATAGCATCATTCTCAAACAAAGATAATTTACTTTATTTTGTAAAAATTCTGCAATTTCTAAATAATTTGATTTATTTGCAAATTCAGGATGATAACTAGCAACTACATCATCAAACAATTGATAATGTTTTTCCCACCAAGAAATTTTTCTACTTAGGTTTGTGTTAATTCCCAAAGTTACATTATGACCCAATCGATCTTTAAGAAAATTAGATACTGGTATTAAACCTTTCCACAGTGTAGGCTCGCCTCCACTATAATAAAACTTAAAATATACGTAACCATTATCTTGATAATATTTTATTATTTTTTCTAGATTCTCTATTAAAACATCAATTTTATCTTCATTGGTATAAGATCCACTCCAGTTTCCTTCGTTACAATAACTACATCTATAATTGCAAAAATTATTAACTTGCCATGTTACAGCAAGATACGGATTGTCCTTAGGAGAAATGGCTATTAGATTCGGCATGATATCTCAAAAAATGTAGACTCGAAATTTGTGCCTCTATGTTTGTCTAACAGTTTGTTAAACTCTAAAAATTCACCAATCTTGTCTTTTTGATATTCTTCACTGTAATAGTATTCGTAAATTTTTTGGAAAACTTCTTGTCCTACATATCTGTTTAGATATTTCAATTGTCTCTCTGCTTCTTGCATTTTAATTACAGCATCATTCCTCATTTCGCTACTCCATATTGTAGTGCGCATAAAATTTGGATTGTCTAAGAAAATAGGGTACCAACCTACGGGTCGATATTCTGCTTTGTTATCAAGATAACGCCATATATCTGGTAAAGAAAATAAATTATAAGCACTAATTACAGAATAAACTACAATCTTAATATTTGGCAGGGCTGCAATGGCAGTAAAATTATTATCAAATTCTTGCCAATTTAGAGGATGTCTAACATAATTTCCTTCATCCCCAACTCCATCTATGCTAATCTGTATTTCATTATTAGGAAAATGAGACATCAAATCTAACAATTCGCCTTCTGCTGTTGTACCGTTGGTAGTAAAACTTACAAAACAATCCGTATTGTTAGATTCTATGAGATTTTTTAGTAATGTTCTATTTTCTTTAATTAACGTAGGTTCGCCGCCTGTAAGATATATTCTTTTAAGATTGCCCGATACCTTTTGCATAGTATCTTTATATGTTTCATTTTTAAACCATTTATTAATATCAGCAGGAATATTTCGTTCACTGGCCCACATTACTTGATATTTTTTATTTTCTGTCTCTTTGTCTAGAATACGTTGACGTTCTTCATTGACTTTGCTACTACTGCCGCCCCAACATGAATTACAGGCTAAATTACAAGTATTACCTAATCTTAATTCTAAACTAGTTAATTTGTCTAAAGATACTTTTGAATTGTGTAAAAATTCATTCACCGACTGTATAACATTAATATCAGATTGATATTTTTTATTAGATTCAGTTCTACTACTGCTACCAGATAATTTTTCGTGTCTATAACAGACTTGGCAGTCAGAGACTTCTTCACCCACTAACATTTTCCAACGAGCATTTTGCATATGTTCGTTATTCCAAATTTCTTCTATAGAATCTTGTCCTAAATTAAATTCGGTACTGTCAGACTTTTTAAGGTGAGAATTATCTCGTACAGTACAACACAGTTTTACACTACCGTCTGTATTGCTGTTTAAATTAAAGAAAGGAAATACGCAAAATGTTTTAGATCTCATCGATGGAATTTTTAAATGATCTCTAAGTTCTGGAAAAGTTTCAAAAAGATCTTCATTTCGAATACTATCAACTGACTGATTAACGTATCCAAATTTTTCTGTTAATTTAAATTTATTGTCTGGTTCAGTCATTAAAAAATTTATCACACTTTCAAACTGACTTATTACTGCCGTACTGGCTTCTGTATTTTTCATTACAGCCTTGGTCCATGTAATTAGTTCGTTCCATTTATCGATAATGACGTGTTTATTTTCTAAAACATTGGCCTGTTGACGAGGAGGCTGAGTTAGTATATTCAATCTAATATTTTTAGGTTCTAATAATTCTTCTAGCACCCACTCTTTGTAAAAATCTGGAAAATGCCATACATTATAAAGACTTATAGTAGGAGTAATATGAAATTTTACGCCGGGCAATAGTTTTAATTTTTTTCTGTTCTCGACTATATTTTTCCAGACGGTGCCTTTTCGTAAATATTCTCCTCGTTCCCACGACGCATCTAAACTAGCATATACTTCAACCCTATAAAATTTACTCCATAAATCAAAAAGATCTATCTGCTTATATTTTAAAGTGCTAAGATTTGTAGTATACATTAACTTAACATCAAAGCGTTTCATCTCGATTAATTTTGTTAAGGCAGCATAATGTTCTTCTTGCATCAATGCTTCGCCGCCTGCAAAAACTATTTCTTCAGCAGTTTCTAATGCCTGTTCGTAATAGTTCCAAAATTTTTCTCTTGGTATTTGAATGATTCCAGGATCTGGTTGATTTTTTAAAAGTGGAATTTCAGGTCCCCATTTGCTGCTTAATTCGGGGCCACATGTTCTACATTTAAAATTGCAGATGTTACTAAATCTAATATCAAGATATCTAACTTCACTCATTGTATCTTTTTTTGATTCAACAATAGGAATTAAATGTTTCTTGAATGTAGAACTAGTTGATTGCCTTAGTGTTTGAATTCCAGATTCTTCCAATTGGTAACAACGTTTGCAGCCCTCAGGACGTTCGTTGTTTAATAACTGACGTCTTAATTGTTTGTAAGAATCATTATTAACTAAGTCTTCAATATGTTCTTGATTAATGTTTCCAAGAGGTTTACTTGAATCGTACATACAGCAGGGGAAAACTGACCCATCGGGCCATGCATGAATTCCTACCCAAGGCTGTAAACAAAAATTGTCTTTATCCATAATTTTTACACATCTCTAAAAAGTTTCTTAGTTGAGGGAAAGTTTCTTCAAAATTGGTTCCTCGTCTTCGATCATACTCGTTAAACCAATTATAAAAATCTTTTCTTCCTTCAGTTAATTTATCATTGCTATAGTTGGTAGTTTCCATGTACTTTACTACCCTTAAAAATTTTTCATATTCTAATTCACTAAATTTAAACCTGTTATTATCATCTAAATTATCTTTGATAAAATTTAAATGATTGTACATATAGGTCATAAATTCTTCTTTAGGCAATATATTCATATCATACTGCAACGGTTCTTTTAAAAACGGAGTATCAAATCTTACACGTTGCCATTTGTTTTGATTATTGCCATTATACTTTGTTCTCCACTCTAAAATTTTAGTTAGTAAAGTTGAAAAATTTGGAACCGTTAATATATTAAAGGTAATCATGAATGTTATAGGCAGATTTGTTTTAGTTAAGTAGGTATTGAGATTTCTTTCCCATAGTTCAATGTCTAATCCTGTTCGAATATACTCTGCTTGAGGACCCCAAGTATCCATACTAGTGAAAATTTTAAAATCTTTAATTTTTTTATTTTCTATTAAATTATTAACCTTTTCAGTGAGTCTATCTAAAAGTATAGGCTTTACACCAAAATTACTGTTAATGTTAAGTTCGAGATCAGGCAACGGATTATTTTCTAAATCTTCTAACAGACGCCAAGTGCTTTGTTGCAATAGAGGCTCGCCTCCTGTAATGCGCAGGATTGTTAATGTCTTGCGAACTTCAGGCCACCAACGCCACCATGCTTCAACATAGGGATTTTCTTCTTCTTCGTAAATTTTAAACCAGTCAATGTCATTACGATGATTTTTGACCATATCATACGGTCCATGATCTTTTATTTCTTTGTAATAACTGCTCGAATGTTTAGGATGACAATAGCCGCATTTAAAATTACACTCGTTACCAAATGAAATTTCTATATACTGTGGACTAATATTTTGATCCCAGTCGCCATTTTTAATTTGATCGAATCGTTCAACATTATAAATGCTGGCATTTCTTTCTTTGCGATCACTGATATAATCTTCACCTAGTGCTTCTATATTCCAACAGTAATTACAGCCACTAGGTTTTCCTCCATTAAGCATTTCTAGTCTTTCCATTTTCTTTTGACTAGTATTATGCAAAGCACTAGCATCTATGGCAATTTCTTCCAAAGGAATTTTATGAGGAGGCGGGTGATAGCAACTATGCGTTTCACCGGTCTGTAAGTAGATAGTGGTGTGATGCCATTTAGCCAAACAGAACGTAGGACTAACTTCATTCATTATGGGGATGAATTTTTGAATCCTAGTCTTGTCTTGCATCAAATTGTTCCTTTAACCAATCAAAATTATTAATCATCGCTAATGCAGTTGGATTATTTTTATTCAGTTCTCCATATAATTTACCAGATTTTGCTCCTAGCATTGCATATTTTCCAAATGGTTTATCTTCCCCTTTGGAACACCATGTCTGTAAACGTAAAGTTGTTTCTTCTTCGTCTTGACGTTCAATAACACGACTGGCTAATTTACAGCACTCTCTGAATGCACTTCTCCATGTAGAAAATTCATCTGTGTTAAAAGAATTTATATTAGAAACTTTATCTACTGCTTTAAACTTTTTAGAAATAGACGTTGTCATATCCGAAGTATCGACATTCATATCTACAACCATTTGTCTTGGTAGCAATTTAATACCACCATTACCATATTCTAAATTGTTAACAGGATTACGACTTTTCCATACATGCACACAATCAATATCATACGAAGACATTACTAGATTAAAATCAAAATCATCTTCAATAATTGCATCTCCATCAACTACCCAGAACATATCTGTATTGCATAATTCTGCTGCTTTAATATGTGCTTGATGAATCCCTTTAACACCGTGTATTCGTTTTGCTCTAGGACATTTATCAAGTAGTTTTTTATAATTGGAATCTGCATTTGATTCATTATAAGAAATAAAAACTACATCATATAGTTTATGTTTTGACACAGTCCTGTTGTGTTCTTTCTTTTCTATCAAAAATCTATGAATAAATTCTCTGTGGCTGATCATTTTTTCTTTAGAAAATAAAGTTACTCCGTTTATAAAAATTTCTTTATCGTTGAATAGATTTTTAAAAACATGATTTTCATTTCTATCATGATCATATTTTCCATTATTAGGATCAAAATATAAATCAAAAACTGAATTATCAGTAACTTCGATCTCTGGCCAAATTCCCCAAAATAACGGCTGAGTTTCTGTTTTTATAATTTTTTCATAATCTTCATAGGTGTTAATCACGTAGCGATTATACCTGTAACAGGTCGCTATTTTGTCGTGTTCTTTTTTGTCCATGAGATATTGTCTATCAAACTCTTTTTTAGAAATAATTTTAGATTTAGAAAACAATGTAAGTCCGCTGAGATAATATTCAGACCCGTTACATAAGTTTTTAAAAACATGATTTTCATTTCTATCATAATCATATTGTCCGTCGCTGGGGTCAAAATATAAATCAAAAACAGTTTCATCTAATACTTCAGTATTAGGCCATTGGCACCAAAACATTTTTTGATTTTCTTTTTCTAAAATTTCTTGATATTCTTTGTAACTTTTAATATGATAACGGGGATATCTGTATCTGCTGGCTATCTTGTCATGCTCTTTTTTATCTACAGCATACTTGTTTTCAAATTCTCTTTTACTTAATTTTTTGTGCTTACTGTTAAGTAATATTCCGCCTACATAAGAAATTTGATCGTTACACAAATTTTTAAAAATATGATTCTCTTTTCTGTCATATCCTGTATAATCAAATATTGACTCGTCGATAATTTCTATTTCAGGCCATACTAACCAATATATGTCATCTGTTATAGACTCATACTCTTCGTAAGTATTAGGTCTGTATATATTGTATCTTTTTGGGCGGCTTAGTTCTATATCTATTTCTTTTTTAGAAATAAAATATCTATACTCAAACTCTCTATCACTTACGTTTAATAATTTAGGAAATAGACAAACACCATCAAACATCTGTCCATTTTTAAAAACATGAACATACATGTCATCCCATTTAGTTGCTCGATATTCTAATGGATCAAAAGATTTGTTAAGTTTTAAATCGTCCCATATTACCCAAAACATTTTTGTAAATGCTCTAGACGATATATCCCTGTAAGATTTTACATGTTGTAGACGCTGCGCTAACGGGTATTGAGATTTTATCTCATTCCAGTCAGCATCATTGCCTGCATCTTTCGAAACATAAAAAATATCATACATCTGCAGGCACCGGCATCCGGAAATAAGTGTCATTTAGATTCATAGTTTCATTATATAAATCCAAAGTATATTTGCTCTGTTGAGCATCTAGCCAAGGCCAATCTAATCCTAGATTGTATTTTATTTTTTCACCGAGATTTTTTATTTCATCAACTAAACCTTCTTCGTTGACTTCTTCGTACGGTTTTCCGTACTGCTGCCATATATCTCTAAGTATTTCAAAATCTCTTACATCTACATAATTCCAGTCTGTGCAATTAGCCATCCATGTTCCTAATCTTGCACCGTATACTGCATAGATTCCATTTTCTTCATGACTGCCAACTGTAGACCACATACGCAATCTATGAATATTATGCCACCAAATTCTTTGTTGTATTTCTTGCGGAGGAACTTTGACACCGTCAAATAATGTCATTTTAACTCCTTCTCGGAATCCTGCTCTCCAAGCCTGGAATGGCGAACCTGTAATAACACTGTCGCTGAAACTTAGAGGAAAGTTACGATATCCATCTTCCCAACAAAAGTCTACTTGTCCACGGTCGCTATCAGAGTTTTCGTGAGTGCGCATGTTAAGGACAAAATCTTTTTTCCAGATTTTTAATCCACCGTTGCCATAACGCAGTCCGTTAATAACGTTACGACCGCACCACCCGTAGACCTGTATTTTAGGATCGCTCATATCGAGATCTATATTAAAAAACTTAGGATCTACTATATTGTCTGCATCTACTGTGATAAACCAATCAGTGTCTGATAGATTTGCAGCAGCCTTGTGTGCATGATCCGAACCCTTTACGCCGTGTACACGTTTAGCCCAAGGCACTTTACTGCAAAGGTCAGCATAATGGAGATCAGCATTTGGCTCATCGTAACTTAAAAAGATAACATCAAATTCAATTGTTTTCATTTACAAGAATATATTTTTTAAAAATGCGACGTGTATATACACTAAATTTTTTAGGTAGTTTAATTTGAAAACTTTTTTCTTCTTCGATTAACTGATTCAATTGTATTGAAAATTTTTCAAAAAGTATATTAGGATCATTGTACTCAGTAATGTAAAAATCCATTATGGTATCACCATTATAGTGAATTCTTTTTTTAGATTTTACTTTATCTGACAAAGAAAAAATTAAATTATCTCCCTTAACTTTTACAGTCAAATCAGGGTCTTTTGAATCAGCCCAATAACTATCTATTATTCTGTGTAGGACATCATCAATTTTAATTAAAGATTTAATTTCTATTATTTCAAGGGTGTCTGATTCAAAATCAATATAACAGTTAGCCAAGGATATTCTTCCATCACCGATGGCTTCTCCTATTTCTTGATCTATTTTAATTTTATGTTCGAAGTTATCTGCAGATTGGTTAGGATATATTCCTTTTACTTTACCTGTTTCAGGATCGTAAACTGCCCAATACTCAATTTCTATTTTATGATCTTGATACCATTTATCGAAATCAATTACTTCTTCCATGCCGTTTCCTCGAGTATGTTGATTATCTCATCTAGGATGATATCTTTATTAACATAATGTATGAGATCTTTCTGTTGAAAATTTCCTATTTTTAAACCTGTTTTATTAAAATAAAATCCCACATGATTGGTCCATTCGTCAGCGGGCCATGGCCAATTTTGCACTTGACCTTTCATGTGTACTACATTAGGAAATTCTAATTTAGGAAATTCTAGTTCTAATAATTTTGCAGATAGAGCAAATGCTTCATCTGTACCGATTATTTTAGGTTTAAACTCGTTGAGAAAACCGTTAGAAAATTCTGTTGGATTATTATAGATTTCTCTCTGTAAATTAAAAAATTCTTTTACTTGATCTGAATCTCTTTTGAAAAAAGTATAATAACTATATAGGTTTGGTAAGTTATTGGCTGTAAATGTTTTTCTGTAGTAATCAGAAGTTACAGGCTCGCCTCTATAGGTAAATGCTCTGTCTGTAATAAACAAATCTGTATTTTCAATAAAATACTCTACCCAATGACTACAATCATTTAAAAACAGCATGTCAACATCTAAACAGACTGTGTAATCAAAAGGACTTAATTGGTCCATATAACTTCTGCCAGACCAGCCAGTATGTTCTTGATGTTCTAGTATTTGATCAAATACCCACGAAGATGTAAAATTTTTTGCCGACTGCACATCATCTGTGACCAGACAAACTTGATCATACCCTTCTTTCTGTGTGTTTTTTATACTCAACGCAAGGGCATAGGCTAATTTGTTATAATCAACAGATTCGTTTTTTGAAGTGATTAGTAAATATCCAAATTTCATATTAGTTTAAGCAAAACTTCACTGTTCCTTATCAAACTCTGTTTGTTCATAACGTGAACATCTTGATTCTTAATAGAGATTGCAACGTAATCGTCGTTACCTTGATTAACTAAAAAAATCAATTTTCCGTTAGCATCTATATCTACTAACAGATCTTTATCTGTGGTTGTAGGAATTGGTGGTAAACTTTGTTCTTTTGATTTACTATAACCATCTAATATGTGTTTAGCGACACTGAATGAAATATCGTTCCTGTATGGCCTAGGATAAAATCTAAAAAGGTCACAATAATAAGAATAGTTTTCTTTGATATAGTCTACTAAATCAAAGAATATTTTTGTATTTTCGTTTTTTGTAAAAACTACATTAGTAGCCCAATATAAATTAGGACCGGTGTCTGAAACATACTTATCTAAGGTTCCTACTCGATTTCCACCCAAATCAATCATCGATTCTCCTATCATTAAATCGATATCACAATCAATATGAGACTTTAATCTATCTGAAAAAATTAAAAAGTCACTATCAATTAATAATGTTCTATCATAAGGAGTTAAGTTCCAAACTGAATATCTATTATTATTGATAAAAGGAACATTGTCTATAAGATTACCATCGCTCAATGTTCTATAATTTTCTGAGTAGGGACGTTCAGTTATAATTATTTGATCAAAAACAGATTCAGCATCTTTTATAGAATTACTACTGCTCATCCAATCCATGGTAGATTGGTCAGTGATTAATGAAACTGGCAGTTGAAGATGCTTCTTCGCTAGTCCTCCAGCAATTATAGACATAAGACTATAATCAACCTTTCGACTGTTGTGAGCAAAAATAACTATTCCTTTTTTCATAGTTCTATGAGTTTATCTACTGATCTAGATTTTTTTATTTTTTCATACTGCCTAAAATATTCATAAACCGCAGTCATATACCTATCTAAAATTTCATCTTTAAAGGTATTCAAATTAGAAATTAAAATAGGGGTATCATTTGAGTCTAGGAGAGGAACATTTTCAGTTCTTTGGTGATCGATCAGGAGTTGAACAAACACTATCAAAGATTTATCAATTTTAAAAATGCCTCCATTATACCCGTAGGTTAAGTTAGCATCAATTTTCTCTTTGAGATTTTTACGTTCTAATGTTAGTGTTTGCCTAAATTTTGAAAAATCTAGGGCTTTGGCCAGACGTTCGTCCATGTGAACTCCTATAAAATACGCACATTATTTATATGTGGTTTTATAGGAGGAAAAATTAACTGCCGGAAATAGAGCCTACTGTAGATGCGCTGCCGCCAACTAATATTGGTCCAGCAATAGCAAAACTGTTAGGAATTAATGAAGGGGCCAAATCGCCTCTAGCCCGTACTTGATCTACACTTAATGTTAATGTTCCTGTGACTTCGTCAAAAGGAAGAATAGTAGTCGGTGTATGTGGAGATGTTGCAGGATCAACATAATTATCCTGCCATCTCACCGTTAGTATAACAGATGTTGCAGTACTAGTAGTTCCACTAGCCAATCTAGCCCGTAATACCCATGTGTTTGCAGTATAGGGACTGCTGGCCTGGAATGACCAAACCTGTTGATCAGATGTGGTCAATTGCCAAAAACCAATATTATTGTATGTAGCGTTGCCGCCGGAGGCAGGGTATATAGTAGAATCACCGGCAAAAAAAGGCTGACCTGCACCGCTTAATAAACTAGACCATCTTTGATCTTGAAGGGTTCCTGATCCGCCCGATCTAGTGCTGGCAAATCTTATTCTACCGCCACTATTAAAGAAATATCTACAGGCATTATTATCTGCAAAATTGATTGTAACTGTGGAAGTAACTAGAGAAGTCCAGTTAGTGGATCTTGATTGAGATCCGATAGCCTCTGTAACAAACTGCCCTGAACCTAGATTAAATTTATTTGTTATTGCCTGATCTGCCAATGTGTTATATTGAAAATTAGGATGTGATGTTCCGTATCTTATAACATCACCTTCATTAATTGTAGTAATACTTGGGGCTGAACCAGTTTGGTGTACTATGGCATTATAGATATCAAATCTTAAATTATCCCATTGTGCTTTAGTTACTGTGGCACCTGCCGATAATGCTGTAGGAGCATTTAAAGTTTGACCATATCCACTGCTAGTAGAACCTGGTCCCATGATACCAGAAATTTTAGTTCTAATATTGTTATAGTCCGTTACACTAATTAAATCACCGATTGGCATTTTTTATTCCTTATAACACTAACACTTCTATAGTTTTGACGCCAACATCTTGATCGCTCTGTAAAGCGATACCAAAAACATCCGGATGTTGATGGAAACTGGCAGCAATAGCACAACCATTTTCTGTAGCCACTAATCGATCGCCTTTGCGTACTGATCCTACTACCTTACACGGCACACGACCTTTTAATGCTATATATGTTCCACCTTCTAACTCACTGTTCATCATGAATGCTGGTGATTTAGATACTATTCCAATGGCACGATCTCCAAAAACAGTGGCTCTAACTTCTGCTTCTCCGCCTACTGCTACTACTGTGCCTGGTTCATACTCACGATCTGTAAGATACTTTTCTGCTAAGTCAGCATATCGAGCGGCTGTGGCAGTCCCGTCAAACAACACTGCAAATAAATTACCCGAACTATCTCTGGCTGCAATGGTATTAGAAGCAGCAATAGTTTTAGCAGATCTATAACTAGCATCTATATCTGTAGCACTGTCATCAATTTTTAATCTATCCGACTTATCTGCAATTCCAATAAATCTATTTGCTGTAAGATTGGCTGATGCATCTCTGATAGCCACTGATACTGCTACCGCGCCAAACTCACTATTTAAACTGTTTAAAGTTAATGCATTACTAGCCGTTCCAGTAACTGAACCAATAACGTTTCCAGTGACTGTGCCGTTTAAATTTCCAATAACGTTACCAGTTAAATTGCCTACTACTGGGCCTGTATGTGTACCAGATGTGTTGCCAGTTACTGATCCACTTAGATTTCCTGTAAATGTTGTAGCATAAACATTAGCCCAATTTTCTGTAGATGAACCTAAATTATAAAAATTGTTAGCGCCTGGCAAAAATCCTGTAGAAGTAACATAAAAATTACGTGCATCGCTGGCCGAAACTCTTACACGAAGAGTCAGCGGGCTGGCTAATCTAGATTCAATGATTGGTTCGTCACCATTCTCTATTTTAAGGACTAGATCTTTACTGTATGAAGGAAAATTACCGCCAATAGTTAAGCCAGGATCTGAATAATTTACTTCTGTATCGAATCGAACTTCGCCAGTTCTTACATATTCGCTGGCTAAAAAACCACCCAATCTTGCAGCATTTGATGCTGTTCCCCAATAGAAGTGATCAGTACTAGTAACTCCTGTAGACCCGTTAGTGTTTACAAGATTCAAACCTTTCTTTATTACAGTAAATCCAGTGATAGGATTCAATCCGCTATCTAGGGTAAACGCATCTTTGCTAACAATAGCAATAGTATCACCACCAGAAATAATTTTTCCTATGCTGTGATTGGTTCCTAGAGTATCTTTTACTACCTGTGCTGTTAATGAGGCAGCACCTAATTCTGGGGTGGTTTCTGGTCCTATCAAAACATATGTAGAACCATTATAGGCATACAACTGTTCTGCGCTAGTATCAAACCAAAAATCTCCTGCTTGAAGACCAGATGGTGCTGTTGCACCTATTTCTGCACCGCTGGCAGTCCTAAATCGACTACCGTCATAAAATCTTAACTTTTTATTACCACTATCGTACCATATCTGTCCGGTTATTACCTTAGGCGGAGCACTGGTATTTGAGAAATTTTCTAATAAATGTAAAAAATTCTCGTTTTGTACTTCGCCGTATCCTGCGTAATTTTTACCCACAAAACGTATGTCGGTGGTGGTATCAATGGTTCCGTCTTCTACAGAAACTAATCTTGTTCCATTAAACTTGTCTACTTGATATGCCATTGATCAACTCCGTATATACACTTATTTATCGTACCCTGTTATTAAACTCTGCCCACTACAATTTCAATAATTCCGTCTACACCTTCGAAATCTTCCAGTGCTTTACCAATTACAGTGCCTATTTTAGGATCTATAGTAGGTCTAGCATAGCCGTTTCCGCCACTAACTAACATATCTCCTTTACAGATCTTGCCTCTAACTTTACAAGGAACTCTTCCCTGTAGTGCTAAAGCAACTACGTGATTGCCTTGCAATTCACTGTTCATTAAATATGCTGGATTACTAGACACAACTCCTGCTATTCTGCGGGTTTCATCTTCTGCTACTGTAACTTCTTGACTGCCACCAAACTCTAAAACTGTGCCTGGTTCATATTTTGCATCTGCTAGATAGTTTTCTGCTAGGTCGGCGTAACGTGCAGCAGTAGCAGTACCTTGAAATAGATTAGCATGAACTGTATTCCAGCGTTTAGTAAGAATACCTAAATTAGTCACATCGTCATTTTCTGGTATAAATGCAGGTGCGTTAGCACCTCCTAACGACAATGAAAGCGAACTATTAATTAATTTAAAATCTACATCGCCTAGACTATTATCAATAATATTAAAAGCAATACCTTGCGACGAGGTATCTCTAATAGTAGGAATAGACACATCAATAAAAATGTCTAACTGTCCGGAATTACCTATAGATACACCCGTGTCTGCCACGTTTAATTGGTTAAGAGTTCCTAGTTGAACAATGTTAGCCGCTAACTGTGTGCCAGTCAATGTATCTGCAGCAGCAGTAACAGTGATATCAGCACTACCATCAAACTCTACTCCGTTTATGGTTCTAGGGGTTTTTAGTCTAGTTGCAGTAAAAGCATTACCGGATAGTTGCGCTCCTACAAACTCGTTGGCTTGTACTACATTGAAAGAACTTATACCTTCAGCAGTTGTTACATTACCTGTGACATTACCTACTAAATTTGCTGTAATTGTTCCTGCCGCAAAATCTCCGGCGCTGTCTCTGGCTACAACTTTACCTATTAAATTAGATGAACTAGCATCAACTGACCAAGTAACGGTATTTAAACCATTAAAATTGCTTCCTGTTAGATAACTACCTCTGTTTAGTGTACCTGTAGTCGATGACGTTATTGTTATATCATTTTGTCCATCAAATGCAATACCATTAATAAATCTTGGTGTTTCTAATCTAGTAGCCGACGCTGCGTTTCCTTCTACTGGGCCTATAAAATTATTATCAAAAGAAGGAAACGTATTTAGATTAACACCAGAACTAATTGTTCTCGATACTCCATCTGTATAGCCTAGGTTGTATTTGTTAGTAATATGAGGCTGTTCGTTGGCTCTGATAAGATATGACGAACTGGCTGTTATAGATATAACTTTATCATCTACAACATTTAATATGATTGGTCTTTGAGTGCCGGTGGAATCTACTAAAAAAGTAGAAATAGATCTAGTTTCTCCAAATCCCTCAAGGCCTTCGGGCCCAACAAGATTCCATGCATTTTCGTTATAGACAAATAATTGTTTTGTTGATTCTTTAAACCATAATGTTCCAGCGATGCCTTCGGGGCTAGTATTTTGAATTACTGTTGACCCAACAGGTACCCACTTATCTCCTTCATAAACATTAAGAGTTTTGTTAAAAGTATTAAACCACGTCTGTCCACTTATTGGACGAGATGGCGGATTGTTATTGGCCCAATTTTCTAATAGGCCTAAGAAATTTTCATTCTGGATTTCACCATAACCTGTATAGTTACGTCCTACCAAACCTACACTTGTTGACGTGTTTACTGTTCCGTCTTCTAAGACTGTTAACAGTAACCCGTTGGTTTTATTAATTACATAAGCCATTTATCGCTCCAATTCTTCATCAAGATACAAACGACCAAGTATTACTTATAATCTGAAATGTTTTTACATTTCTAGATACAAGAATACCAGGTGCTGCTACAGTGGCTAATCCAAAAGCAATACTGCTAACTCCGAATGCAGTACCAGTCGGTGTATTAAATTCAGTAGTACCTGTAGATAATAACGGATTAATATCTAAAGACGTAGTACCATTTACCAATTGCGAACATAATACACGAGCAATAGTTCCGTTTGCATATTCAGCAGCAGGAGCCACTTGTTCAACTAATCCAGCAATAGCAGAGTTAGATATACCGTCGGAGATGTCCATACTCAAAACAATACTTCTGCTTCGTACTGTATTATCTACATAATTTTTTGTAGCAGCATCTTGAGCAGTAGTTGGGTTAGCAACGTTTGTAATTTTCTTACTGCCTAGGTTGAGAGTACCTGTACCGTTAATATCTAAAGTTAAATCTGTGTTAGGAGCAGTCACTTCAATAGTGCTGTTATCCATAAACAAATCATCTACTGTAAATTGTGTTTGAGCACCGAAACTAGTTACACCCGGAATACTTGTGATCCCAGGTCCAAGCGATGTGCCAGATAAAACTGTTACCCCATTAATTTTAAATTCTTTTCCAGATGCTAAATTAATATGTTCTGAACTGTTCCAAGCGCCGCTGACTAACTGGGGCCATGCATCGTTATACCCATCGGCAATTGCTGCCGAAGAATTAGATGTTGCTACTTGGCCAACATCGTGCCATAAAAACACATGACTTGTAGCGCCTTGTAATATTACGCCGCCGCCTGCAGCATTTCCGTCAGTAGGTACTGTATTAGTTTGTTTGGCTAATACTATATTTTTATCTTCAACTGTTAGCGTACTGGTATTGATAGTTACAAAATCGCCATTAACTGTGAGGTCTCCCTGTACAATTAAATCTCCTCCAATATCTACTTCACTGCCTGGTATGCCTTCATAAAGATTTATTTTTCTTGATAAAGATCTAATCTTAATTGCTTGTTCAGCAATAACATCTCGTCTTACTGTTAATGTGATATCTTTATTAGACGCAATATTAGCGATTGTAAGATTACCATCAGAAATATTAAATTGTCCTTGACTTGCATCACCAATAATCAATCCAAGATTTGAAGTAAGAATTAATCCACCATTAATAATGTTATTGGTATCATTTCTTACATAAGAACTTGCAGGTTGATTGCCTAGGCTGTCAGAATTAGTGGCTGTAACATAGAATTTCATTCCAGACAGTGTGCCAGAATTAAATCCTGGATTAATGTCTCCGGTAAATCCTTGTATGGGCAATTTAGGAGTAAAACTATCTTTAGAAAATATTCCTAACAAAATACCGTTATTATACAAATAAGTAATAACTCGATTTTGATTAAGAGAGTCTAAAATGTTGGCTACTTTTAATCCGCTTAGACCTTGACTTTGAGAATAGTCGGGACCTAAAAGTATAGTGTTAGATCCGTCATAAAAATATAATTGTTTATCAACATCATTAAACCATAAATCGCCAACTCCTAAACTTGCAGGCTGTGTGTTTGAGATAGTTGCAGAACTTACAGGAACAAAAGAGTTGCCGTTATAAACTTTTAATTTAAGTTCGTTAACATCAAACCAAATTTGGCCTCTAATAGGATTAGATGGTGCTGCTGTGCTGGAAAAGTTTTCTAGCAATTTAATGAAGTTTTCGTTAATAGATTCGCCAAAACCGCTATAGTTTTTACCTATCAAAGTGAGATCACTACTGATAGTATCTATCTGTCCGTCGGCCACTGTTGCTAAAATTGTTCCGTCAGTTTTATTAATCGTATATGCCATGTTTTATACCTTAGAAGTTCGGTGGGCCCGAGCGAATAATATAGTTTAATGTTAAGTATGGGTTCATCACTGAAAAGGCCTGTCCCAGTGATCCTGCAGTCTTAACTCCACCCGATGTAGGAACATATTGTGTTTGACCAAGTGCTGTAGGGCCTTTATCAGAAAAAGATCCTGTATCTAAAGGAATAGCAGTGTCTAATCTAGAAGCATAATATTGCTGGCCTGTAGAACCTTTCATATTATGTTCGTGGTCAGGAAGGTTAGACACTGTTAAATTATTAGTTGATTGGCCGCCACCGTCTCCTAGATTATCAGGGGCAGTTCCAGAAACTCTATCAATATTTCCGCCACCTGCATCAACATATCCGCCTGTGGTATTTGGTACTGTTATTCCATTGTCCATGTTGTCTCGGCCTAACGGAAATCTACCTCGCAGGTCAGGAAGCCTAAATGTTCCTACTCCTACTAAAGGCAATGCTCCGTTGTAAGTATTACCTATAACATCAAACAATAAACTATATTTGGTTTTTTCAAGTTCGCTACCATCACATAACAAATACCCGTAAGGAGCAGAAGCGCCAGCAAAAGGTATAATACCTCCGATTGGTACTCCTAGATCTCCAATGAATACGTCTCTAGTTTCTTTTAATAGGCCGGTACCGCCTCTGAATACTAGAACATAATCATCAGGCTTGCTGGTATTAGGAACCGGTTCATTTTTACTACTAATTAGTGTTGCGGTTAATGTAGTGTTGAAAGTTTTAGTTAAACCTCCAACCTGTCCGTCAAAAGATACATTAGGAGATGTAATATCTCCTTCAATTCTAAATGTAGTAGGAAATTTTAAATTAGTAGCCGTAGTTGCATTACCTACGATGTTACCTACTAAAACACCTTCAATATTTTCTGCTACAAGTGTCTTAGTTCTAACTGTTTTCCATCTTTTTGTAACACTACCAGAATCATAAGTATCTGTAGTCTGTGGTTGAGTATTTTCAAAATTGGCTGTACCATTTACTATCATGCCTTCGCCGATCAGTAAATTTTTAGAAATTGCTGCTCCGCCTGCGGTTCTAAATGTGCCATTATTAAAATTAGTGCTTGGTGATGTACCAGTTAATATTAGACTTCCGTTCGTTCTAATATTTCCGTCAACATCAAGGGACTCTTCTGGAGCAGCAACATTTATACCTATCTTGTTATCAAAAACTCTTAATACAGTAGTCGGTGCTCCTTCTCTATTAATCTGTAAATCTATACTAGATCCTACAGAACTATTATAAATTTTTGCAGAAGTTTCAGAAGTACTAATACTAAAATTACTATTAACTCCAATTAAAACACCGCTGTTATTTCTAATGTTAATAGGAAAATCTGAAGTATTTGTTACATCTGTTCTCATAAATCGAGAAGCAGGAATTTCAACATCATTAATAATCAAAGACTCTGCAGATGTAGCAGTACCCCATATTTTAGTTTCAGCAGCAATTTCACTTACATCATTTGAAGTAATATTAAATCCTGAGTTGATAACTGTAAAACCTGAAATAGAAATTTTAGGAGTAAATTTATCTCTACTAATAATAACCACTGGTACATCTTCGATATACAGAGTTAATACAACTCTAGTAATGTTGTCAGAGTCGATGATAGATTCAACCAAAGGACCGCTACGCAAACCTGTAGAAAATGTAGGTCCTACTAGAATCCATCTTGTACCAGAATAAACATATACCTGTTGATTAACTGTATCAACCCATAGTTCTCCTACTTTGCTTTCTTCAGTTGGAGGTTCAACACTGCTGGTTTGGATACTAGACGCACTTTTCCATAAAGTGCTGTCCCATATTTTTAATCTAGCGGTTCCAGTATCATACCATAATTGACCTTCAATTGGATTTACTGGTGCTGTGTCTTTGGCAAAATTTTCTAGGATGGCTAAAAAGTTTTCAGCAATAATCTGTCCGTATCCTGTAACGTTTCTTCCAGGAAATGTTAAACTAGTATCATTGCTAGATGTATTATCATAAACTGTTATTGGCAGTTTATTGTCTTTATCTGTAAAATTTACAATATATGGCATCTAATTACACCTCAACGAAACTAGTTAGACTCTGTATTCTAATCGTGTAATCGATTTGTAAAAGTCTGTTCAATGATTTTTGCACAGGATGAAATATAACATGTGTTAGAAGTTTTCCTGTTCCGTCTGGGTTGTAACTGCGCAAACCTAATTCATCGAATACAAAATTTCCGCTCATATCTACAGAATTGTCAAATGCCTGTTGGCCATCTGGTTCAGAATAATCAAGAACACAACTTACAATAATGTCGCTATAAGTAGCACCGCTAATATGGCGTATTTCCATTTTGTTTCTTACAGGATCTGTATTATTAGCAGAATTTTGATCAATAACTTTGCTGTATGTTTGATTATACAAACTAGTATTAATACCTACAGTATTAGTTGTTAGATATGTAATCAATCCTGTAGGATCTACTGTAGTTCCTCCATTGCCAAAAACCATTTCATATATGGTTCCCTGTCCTTGATTGCTCAAAGCATTGACCATGGCCACACTCATATTTTCGTAGTGGATGGCATTTCTTTTATCTATTAGGACTTCTCCGTTTTCTGGATCAAATATTTTGATATGTCCTTCGAAATGAAAACCCCCAGTTTCGTTGGGTTTTTCATATTTTTGTTGATTTTCGGGCTGATTTTCTATCATGTTTGGCTCTGATGATTTATTCATAGTAGTATTTATTCGGGCAATTCGGTGCTACCCGCATCGATGAATTTTGCAATAGGAGTATTATTGTATAGCAAAGATATTCCTGTACTTGCAGTAGTTTCACCCTTGTCATACCAAATCCTACCTGTTTTGCGAACCACTGTTATCTTGGTTCCTGCTGGTACTGTTTCTGTTAATCTCACAAATGCTGTGGATCCGTCTACACTAAACTCTGCTTCAATCTGCTCATCTCCTGCAGGACTGCTTGCAGACAATTCTGAATTGTATAAATCGATAGGATTTTTTCTCAATCGTTTTCCGCCTACAAATACTTCTATAGTATCACATGGTCCATGAGTTCCTGGAATAGTTTCTCTGTACCATGAATTTCTTTGAGATTTAGCAGGAATAAAATCTAACGGACCTATAGTTTGCGCAGCACCTACGGTCGAATCGTCCGGAGTTCCGTCACTTAAGAAGTCATTGGTAGATTCTGTATCTGTATAAGAAATAGTTTCACCGCTACCTGAATCGATTACATAACTTCCAATATCATGCGATTCTTTAATGGCAGTGCCTAAACTTCCTCTGCGTAATTGAGAAAGTACGGTGCCGTTTTTAGCAAAGTATTCAATACGTTCATTGTTAATAGTAACAACACCCGGAATATTCCTACTTAGAATTGGTTCAGATAATTGACTTGCATCTGATACTTCTATAGTAGTATCGTAATAATTTAAGACCTTGGTTAACTTAATTGAATTTTTCTTTTGATATCTCTTATAGATATTGTTATTCAACATATCTTTATAGATTTCAAATGCTCTAGGTGGCTCATAAGTTTTTGTACCAAACTGTATAATTTTAATTAAATCGGTTCTAATTGTAGGATCTACTAGATAAACCACTCCTCTTGGCAACGACAGATAATAATCTCTGTCTTTGGTTAATCTTTCTCCATTCTTATAAACCCATATATAGTTCACATCAATTGGATTTCTTGGCAATTGAAAATTTACTTTTCCGCCGCTAAATTCATCGCTGATAAGATCAAGTGTAGGATATTCACTAAACCATGTAATTGTGATCGGATCATTAACTGTTAGTGGCACTGAAGGGTCAATTACTATATTGTTATTTTCTAGTCTATATTGAACTGCAAGATCGTTGGCAATTAATATCACATCACCTATCTCTAGAGAATCTTCATTTATAGTAAGTGTATTTGTATTACCGTCAAATATATAGTCAACAACGAATCTCTTCAACTGGCCGTTAATATAAACTTTAATAAATCCAGAAGTAATAGATCCCAATGACTCTTCTGGATCAGTACCTAGAATCAATGAATTATTTGTACCGTCATAGATCAAATAGTTACTATCCACATTACGCAGATATTCGCCATCAACTTCTACAATGATTGAAGATTGTGCGCTGTTTCTTCCTAGGTCAACAAATCTATCAAGATCAAAATTTCTATTTACTCCGTCGTAGAAAACTGTCTGTTGGTTAACTCTAATAAACGGTACACCTGTTGAATCTGTTTGCGTAGAACTGCCAAAGCAAATTATTTTAACAACTTGTCTAAACTCAGGAGGTATACCAAACTGGATCATAGTTCTATCTTTGGTATCTATAAAATCTCCGCTATTGACAAAACCTGTATCAATGGCTTGTCCGTCAACAGTAACCAATACTCTGGTAGTTTGATCGTAAACTGCTTTAGTTAAAAATAAATCAGTTGTGCCGTCTGCAATAAATTCTTGATAGTCTATTAAAGAAATGCCGCCAATTCCTACAGAAATAATTTCTATCACTGCGCCTGCAATTGGAGCAACAGCAAATTCTATTTGGTTATTAACAAAATCTATGGTATAATTTATGCTGCTGTCTTCTGCATAATCTTGTTTAACTTTATTAACATAAACCATTACACCTGTACTTTCAAAGATATTTAAACCGATGTTAAATTTCTTAGTAGTGCCGTCTGCAATAATTACCTTATTTTGTAAACTTGCTGTACCGGGATCTTCTGTAGTAAACACTTTAAAACTAAGACTGTCTAAAACCTGTCCTGGTACATTTTCTTCTGGTGCTGGAACTTGATCAGGACTGATAAATTTATCGCCGTCAATAGATATTTCTTCTGCTGTAATTCCTACAGCATTTACGTAGGCTCCGCCAATATTAGATAACGACCCTCCGGTGATCCTTGTGTCTAATAAATTAGCGTCAACTATGGTTACTGATCCGTCACTTTCTAATGTTCTAAAAATCAACGTGTCGCCGGGCTGTGTACTTACATAGGATCCTATTTCTATAACTTTTGTAGACCCGTCTCCTATAAAAGTAGGCATTTGGGCGTTAGGATTAATAGACACCGAACTATCCCAAGATGGTGTCCATGCCGGGTCGTCTATCCTTGTGGATTTAGTTTCAGTTTCTCGTTTTAAGTAGACTGAAATAGCCTGATCAGGTGCTGGTGTAAAAGGCAATACAACAAAAGTTGTACTGCCATCTGCTGCATAATAAAAATCAGAACTTGATTCTACGCTGTCCCAATTATCCACAAACCAAGGAAGGGCATCCCAACCGCCAGTGACATCGAAGGTAGTACCTTGGATTCTTACACCCCCAAAATCAATACCTGTCATTAATTGATTAGTTTCTTTTCCTAACATTCCCGAAGTGGGTGCATAGTATCTATTGATTCTATCCACACTATCTAAAAGACTAGAATTAAATTCGTACTCGACTATTATTTGGTCTCCTGCTTTAGGCGGAGTTAAAAATCTAATTTTGCCTCTTAATAGATCAAATTCGTCCGTAGACGACTTATAAAGATCAATAACGTATTGACTTGAAAGTACTATTTGACTATTCAATGTTACGGTAATAAATCTCTTTTCTGTATTAGGTGCAAATGCTAATTCAAAAATTGCACTAGATCCTGTTGCTGTAAATTCTTGAACTTTAGTATAAGAACTAAATGTTCCTGTTTTACTAATTCTATCAAATTTTAAATTTACATCAAAGGTTCTAACTAGAGATTTTCCTAAAATAGGAACTGCTTTAGCATTGTCAGGAGAACTGCCATTACCGCCAACTAATGAAACTGTAGGAGTCTTGGTATAACCGCTGCCTTCATTTATAATTCTTACTGCTCTAACTTGACCATTAGAAACATAAGCAATACCTGTAGCACCTTGACCGTCACCTTCTATTAATACCGTTGGGGCAGAAACATAACCACTGCCTCCGTTGGCTACTTCAACAGCAACTATACTGTATCCTTTGTTATCGTCCCAAGACTTCCAAGGGTATTCATTAAATCTATTATAATCCTCATTAACTGGTAAAATTCTACCGTCAACAGTGGAGTAAGCAGCAGGTAAATCAAAATCTGTAGTTGCTAGGCCGCTGTTTTGTTTTTCTGTATATCTACTTGTGTATTCTCTAATAGTAGTTTTATATGGTTTAATTTCTTCGATATACTGTTTATAACTGTCAAGATTATCATTTTTATAGGTAGGTCTTTGATCAAGATCTCCTACATTGTGTATAGCATTTAAGAAACTAGTTTTAAATAACCAGTCTGCACTAGTTTGTTCTGCTAGAGAATATTTGACAGAATTAAAAAATAGTTTATTCCACTCAACTCTCAAGTCATCTACAAAAATATCATTCTTAACAGCATCTAGTATAATTCTTAATTCTTTGATAGGCTGTATATCGTACAAATTAGAATCGTAGGCGCCAGTTCCGTCATAGCCTAATCTATTACTAATAGAATTATACAGCAACGGTTTAATCTGCAATGTGCCGTTTTTTCTACCAACTAGATTATAATTGCTTAATAAGTTTCCGGCACCATCTTCAGTCTTTTGAATTACTGCCCATCCGCCGCCAGAATATTCTTTGATTCTTATCAGTTGATCTACTTCTACTAATACAGTAGGTTCTTCATAGATATTGGTGATTTCTTTTATAACTTTAACTTGGTTGTCAAACCCTTCAGCCCACCAGTCTACATATTCCCAATATCTTGTAACATCGTAACCTTGAGATTTGCTTCTAAAAAATGTTTTTCTAACATCATCCCAAGAATAGATACTCCAAAAATTATTATAACTGCTGTCTGATTTAATTAGCACAGAGAATGCTCTAATTTTTACCAGTGCAGAGGTGTACTTTTTACCTCTAGCGGTAACCGTAATAGAATTTATCTTACCTTGATTATCTATGGTTACTTCGGCCTTGGCGCCTGTGCCTGTGCCTTCAATTTCTATATAAGGAATTGTTCTATAACCAAATCCAGGATTAATAATATCTATAGTATCAACTTCGCCGTTGATAATATTAACACTAAATTCTGCCTTGCGGATTCTTGTAGTACCCACTTGTGACAAATCTACCAATGTATCTATTGCAGTATCGTATTCATTTAATGCTTCGTTAGGTAAACCGTCTACGCTTCCTAGTCTTCCAAAATTAATAAGATCAGTAAATGGCCTTGTAATTAATATATTGTTAATATAGTTAATGGCTCCTTCAAGAGCAACTGCTTTATCAACAAACATACTCTGTCTTGGTCTAAATTTTAAACCATATCGCTGTCTCTGAGGAATTGAAATATCAGGAACAGCGTTACCAGCAAGATCGTAACCAACAAGACTATCTAACCATTTTCTTTCTAAAATTTCTGCAGGTAAACTATCAGCAATGCCTTCTGTGAGCAATTGATACTCTTTGTGGCTTTGATTAATTCTTCCCTGCGATGTCAAATATTCTATATTCAATAATGCAGTATCAGAACTTATGATTGTTGGTAAATTGTAAGCCAATAGTTTATCTGAATCTATTAAGGCTATGAACGGTAAGCCTGTACCGATTGGGCTAGAAATATAGTTGGTCACTGCGCTAATAGAAATTTTTCTATTTGCTGATTCAGGTAATGTATTTTTGTTTTTTACCCAGAAGTAATATTTTGTGCCAACTTGCTCGCCTGTATTTGAATTGAATAATATCTTTGTGTTATAAACACTATCGTCGGGATGTTTGGGCTGGCCTGAAATTCCCTCGGCAAGGCCTTCTACAGTATCGGCTAATAAAGACCACTCAGACGGTAATAATAGAGATTCAACCCATTCGTAGACATCTACTACGGAACCAGCAGCCTGCACATTCCAATTACCTATTCTATAAGCAAGATCTCCTTGCTCATAATTTATAAATTTAATTGTACTAAGATCCCACCATACTCGACCTACATTTTTTTCATACCATGCCTGGGACTCATCTATAACTTGGTCTGTGGTAGCCAAGATATAAATTGCTGGGTCATAGGGAGTTTTCCAAGTTATTTCTTGATCTGCTACTCCTAAGATTTTCATCTTATAGCCATCAATAATATCAATATCGGCTAATTTAATATCATTTATGTTGTTATACAATTCAACATTTTTGATTTTATTAATATCTACTAGTTTTGATTCTTCTGCAAGTGTTTTAAGACTGTTAATATTAACAGGCTTCTTGAATAGTCGTATGTTACCTTTTGTTATATCGTCAACTTTAAATCTAGGACTACCTACTACTATTACGTTGCCAACACAGTCAATAGATTCACCAAAACTTTCATTTGGTATAAAATCAGTATCTAATTTTTCAACAAGGAAATATCCTTCAGACTTTCTTTCAAATACATAGGCCTGTCCTGGGAATCCTTGAGAATCTTTGAATACAGTTTTATTTTTATCAAATGTTATTCCTTGATTAAATCGTGTGATTAAATCAAAAGGAGAATTTTTAGCACCTACAACAATACGTTCAGTATTAGGACTAATAGAAATTGCTGAACCAAAATACTCGTTAGTCAAGTATTCAAAACTGGTTAGTTTCTGCACCAGCCTAAATTCTATATCATTTAAATCATTGGTTTTGAAAACGTATACAGCACCTTGTGTCTGAGAGAAAACATCGGCCTTAGGGCTGCTGATTACTAGAGTTCTTCCAGACGAATCTATATCAAGAGCAAAACCAAACTCATCACCACTCATTATATTAACATCTGCTGTCGAATCATTGAGTTGATTAATATTTTGTTCAGTTATAGTTTGTACAAGATTATATCTGTTATTTTCGTCTCTCTTGTAGATATAAACTTTTCCTGATGTTTGGTATGTACTGTCACCTACGTTGACCCAAGGATTTCCAGCATCTGGAGGATTATTTAAAGTTTCGTCGTTGTCTGAGTCTATAACAGAAAATTTATGATAACCGCCTTGATATTTTACAACATCGTTAGGTTTATATTCGTTGTAGGGTTTCCACACTCCCCTGTAGTTTGCAAAATACTGTCCGTCTGAGGAAGGTGTGCTTACTACAAGAATACTGCCATCTCTACTCATAGTAGTAGAATGACCAAATCTGTCGCCTTGCTTTACTAACTCGGCTTGTTGTGATGGTGTTAATAACCCTTCAATTAAAGTTGATCCGTCATCGTCTACAGATATATTTGTTGGCAGACTAAACTGTGTTGATACAGAGTCTAAACGTTTCCAATCGTTAGATTCTACAGATATAGTACTTCCGTCACCTAAATTGTCGTATAAGGCTTCATAAAAATTATTTTCATACCATACAATACTGCCCGCAGGATAGATTGTTCCAGGAGTAGAATCATATAATCCCATATACCTAGTATTTTCAAAGTAACTCCAAGAAGTTCCATTATAATAATAAAGATAAACTCTACCTTTACTGTCTAATGACCCTGGGGCTGAAATACTCATGTAATATTTGTTACCAGATACTCCAATACTAACACTGCTACCAAATTGCTCAAAATCTTCTTGGCGTGGGCTTACTAAACTAATACTTGGTTCCCACTGCTGATTGTTATAGGTATAAAGAGTTACCATACCTTGTTCAAGGTATCCATCATTTCTACCAATGGAATTGGCTTCTACAAGAGTAGCGGGTTCCCAATCATCTGAATTGAAATTTATCGAACTTCCGTCACCGACTCTTATATTAACTTTGGCTTTCCATAATCTGCCCTGCCAAAGAACAATTTCTCCGGCTAGATAACTTCTAATAGGTAGCAGTTCCTCTCGATAGGTACTCTTAACACCGCTGGCTCGAGGCGAAGCCACCGCCAGCCACTTATAATCAGGGCTAACTGCTAATACTTCTCCAAAAACACCGTTGATGGCTGATTCAAACCCGTCGGGTACAGGAATAATTTGTTTAAGGCCAATGTTAGTAAATCCTGCAGAAACCTTATCAGTGTAAATCATTACAAAATTAGATTCGGGCAGACTTGCGGCTATCTGTTTAGTCGAATCAATGTACACTACAGCCTTACCTAACCCTCTAGGATCAGTGATACCATATTGTAATAATGTAAAGTCAACATATTGTTTGGACTTTTCTACAACTTCCCACGTCCCAGTACCTGAATCATCTACCCATAACTTAGAACCTTGTTTTAACAATGCAATTTCGCCCTTGTTCATAGATTCGTATGTAGGATATCTCACAGTCCTAAACAAACCTAATGCGGCTGATGAACTGTCTATAATTTCAACGGGATCAGTTGAAGTTGGGGTTACTACAAAAGTATCGTTTGTAACTTCTAATAATTTAAAGAAGCCTGTGAGATTTTGTATCTGTATACCAACAATATCGTCTGCTAATAGTCGATGCGGTCTATTTGTCAGGCATCTAATATTTTGTCCGTCTTTGATAACACCCACTACTGACAAGAAAGGATCTTCATTGTATCTTAAAACAGTCCAAGAATTTTTATCAAAAGTAATCCATATATTTGAATTATCTTTTACTTCATCTATATTAAGATTTAGAATTTCATCTCTAGATTTTATAGAAATATCAATGTGATCTAATTTAACATATCCGGCATTTCTGCTAGGGCCGTCATAATAAATCAACGGATTAATTTGTGTAGTAAACGGTATTGGTCTGAGAGTAAAACTACTAGAGTATATTCTATAATATTGATCTTCTACTGAAGTTTTTTCTACTCCAGAGTCTAACAATATCGGCTGCGGATTAACTACAAATCTATCTTTGTCTATTTGGAATTCATATTCTGTAGTTTGATCTATTCCACCCACATCGCCTAATTTAAATGCCCATTCTTCTTTGAGTACAACACTATCGTCAGAAGTTCTACTTAACTTATCAAAAACTTTAACAATGGCATTGGCTGTGCCTTTTTCTCTAATAAAACCTTGATACAATTTAAATTGTGTTACTTCATCCTCAGCAAGGTTTTGTAAATATTCTCTCTGCTGATAGCCGATGGCATGCCTTGCTAGGTCTCTTTGACTAGATCCTATACCTGATGTGTCGGCTTCATAATAATCTTCAAATTGTGTAATTCTATAATCAAAATTAGAAACTAGCCCTTTAGTTGGGGTTGAATCTAATTTGGTCCAACGTTTATCGTCAAATTCTACAGAGCCTAATTGATTAACTTTGCTAGTCCAATAATAGGATTTATATGCTACTATGTCTCCTAATTTGTAATCAGTAAATGGTTGCCATACGCTGATATCAACTGCGTCAAATATAAATCCAGGGCTGGTATAATCTCCGTCCCAATCTACTGTACGGAATCCGCGACTCTTAATACGCTCTTGACGATAGCCAGTTGGCTTATCATAGATAACATCATTAAACACTGTTCTATCAGAAAATACTGTGATATTTTCTTTTAGCACCATATTAAATTTAACAAAATAGATACCGTCATTAGTATCCGCTGTTGAAATGTTAACTGTTCTAAAACTTCTAGTTACATTTATATTCGAAGGATTTAAAGGAGTACCGTCATTTTTAAGAACTTGATAATCATAAAAACTATCTAAAAGATTATCAGCCACACCCAAAGTAGTTACTAGATTTACTCTCTTGGCAGCAGGGCTCAATGCTATTAACGAACCTATACTCCAATTGTGTCTAGACCAGAACATAAACTCTTTAACAGAAGTGTTCCAATCCTCTGGCTCTTTTAATTCAGTGTTATAAGAATCAAAAACAAAACCAATAGATTTTAGATATTCTTGGTAACCTAGAATAAAATCTACTACTGTCTGTATATCAGAAAATACTGTGTCATATGGCAGTTCTTTAATTTTTATAGTATTAAATGTTCTGCGATTAAATGCAGTCACAGCATTTTTCAGTGGTAGGGCTGGCAGTTGTTGCCAATTAAACTTTTCAAAAGAGTCACTGCTGTTATGACTCTTTAGTGATCTATAGAAAAATCCTTGATATCTAGCAATGATACCATTACCGTAAAATTGATTAGGTATCCAATCTACAAAGTCTTCGCTAACTCCGCCCACTGATATTAAACTATCATTCTGAGATTGTACAGGTTGATAATAATAAAAAATAGGTTTTTCTCTATCGTATCCTGATAGTTTCCATCCCCTATTGGTCTTTTCAATTAATATTCCACTGTAGGCTACTGTACCAAAAGGACTGCTGACATTAAAAATAATATCATAGTTTTCTACTGGCACAAATATTGAACTTGAGGAAGCCTTTGGATTTTTACTATCTAATACATATTTTTGTTGAGCAGCATCAACGAAACCAGAATTTCTAGAAGCCAATCTTACATCAATATTTTTAATCTTGTCTTGTAAAATATCAGTGTTAAGAGTTTTATTTTTTAGATAATCAACAACATACAAATGTAACCCTGATGCTGTTTTATTTTTTTCATAAAAAACTAAATCATTAATAGTAACAAATAGGTCAGAATCAATATTTGTAATTTGATTAATTTTATTTCTTACTACATTAGATTTATTAAAGTTGTCTGTAATAAACTTAAATGGTTTTAATAAGCAAAGAGATATTACTACAGCATAGGGCCATTCTGAACTTGATCTCCATGCAAATTCTACAGGACCTCGATCTCCTAAGACAAAAGGTCCTTGATTATTAATCAAACTATAATCATTAGCAAGACTTGAATTTAAAGGATCTAATAATTTTCCGTCGGCGTCTACTGGAATATGTGTCAACAACGAAGGACGTTTGTATCTATCGTATATTCCTTTTCTTAGACCTTGACGAACAATACCGTCACGCAAATCTTCCCACAAGATTAAATTGTTACTAGTATAAGGTGCTGGTCCATATTCTGATTCCCACCAGTCTGGTTTTTCTGAGAATCCCAACATTTCCCAAGGACATGTGTGAGGTCTAGTTGTGTCATAGAACCACTCATATACTCCTCTCCAATAACCTGGCAGATTTTTAGATCTGCTAGGATCTGTCATGTTTGAATAGGTGTAGGTAAAAGGATTTTCTGTGTCTATATAATTGTTATTAATATAATCTATATTAGTATCAGAAATCCATTTGAGAAATTCTACGTTAGTAATCCTGTCAAGATCTTGTTTGGTGAATTCAGCATTTCCGTAATATCCTCCCAATTCTTTGTCAATGTCAAAAACATTTTCATCGTATTGCTGTTTGATATTATTGTATATTCTTAATTCTAATTCTAATAAAATATCATCTCTAAAATCGCCATAGGCAGTTGTTATACTACCGTCGTGGCCTTGTATAACTTCTTTAGGTTGTGCATAAGTATCATCTAAAAATTTCATTGGAAGATACTTTTTGTATAATCCCAATTTAGTAGGTGTTGGCGGTATAAAATTTACTGCTGTTGATACATATTCTCTGATTTCTATTTCGTCGCCTTCTGCTAGATTTATGTTTAGTAAAACAAAACCAAAAGTAGAATTAAAAGTATAATCAATGCCGTGTATTAATTGCTGAGAATTTTGGTATACATAAACTGCTCGTTCGCTAACTGTTTCGAGATCAAATTTCTCAGAAAGGGCAAAAGTTTTAATTCCCTCGTCTTCTACTGTGTATCTTAAAACTGTACACGCACCACTGCCTACCATGTCGCTGCCAGAGAACGGATTGGCAGATGTTAAATTATTACTAATTTCGTTTAAAATTGTATCAACAAAATCGTTAGTTTTCTGATTCAAATACAACTCATTTGCTAATTTAATAAAACTATTTTTAAAATCTGTGTAAGATCTTTTAGCAAACTGTAGAGATTTAATAATGTTAATATCTTTGTCACACAACAATACCATGGCCAAAGAAGCGGGACCCGAGTGTTTTAAAAATCTCTTAGCAAATTGCTGATATTGAGAAATGTCTCTAAGATTGCTTGATCCAGGGAAGGTGCCTACAATCTCATCTTTAAGTTCTAATGCAGTACCTAGATGGTCAGATGCCTGTCCTAATGTGAAACTAGTAATATTTGCGTTTAAAGGATTTTTTTCTAATCCTAAAGGAATTTCATAATATCCAGTGTCTGGCGGTATGTCTGAGTAAATTTTAAAAGTTACAGTATCTCCAGCACTAAATTTTTTAGAGAATACAAATTTATTTCTTGTTCTAACATACGAAACAGTACTCTTAATTCCATTAACCAAAATCACTAATTTTTTAATTTGATTATCTTCTACTGAATTCCAGTCAATGGCCGTAGAAATAACTGTATCAGTTTCATTAACAATAACTGTAGTATCTAATACAGGCTGTGCAAAATCAGGATCTAAAGATGTCCAAGAATTAGCATACTGATCTCGTTGATATCTGTAAAATCCTGTAGCAAGTTTTTTAGTTAAAATTTCTCTATCTATCTTGTAATCAAAACTATCGCTATCTAAATTAAAATTAAATTGAATATCTCCAACATTATCGATATTCAAATAACTTATAGCAAAACCTAACTCAGAATCAACAGGTCCATTACCTACTTTATAACTGACAATAGGGGTTCCTATAAAGGTACTAACTGGATAAACTTCTTGATCACCAAAACTGATTTCATTCTTGTCAAACAAATCAAACAAAGGAGATTGATTGACTTTAGTCTTTGTTTGACTTTTTATCCAAGAGTCACCGTTATAATGGTACATCAGCCCTCGGTTGTTTTTTCCTCTTTTTATTAATAAGCATTCATTAACTACAGGATCGCCGTCGCTTTCTTTAATCAGTGTAATTTGTTTTTTATTATTGTGAGTAATAATTTTAACACGATAAATTTGATTGTTAACAAGAGTATCTGTATCGGCGGTGATTAATATTCTGGCGCCTTCAAACAAAGATTCCCCGTCAACAATATATCCTATACTTCCTTCAATTACACTAAAAACATCAGTTGTAAAATCATCTATAAAATCAACAGAAGATTTAGCAATTTCTCCATGATTATAAATTTTTATGTCTGGAATAAATTCAATGATCGGTCTTTTCGCTCTAGATGCTTCGTCAGCGGCAAAGTCGCTGTTATTAACAGTATGAGCATAATCTAAAACTGATCTGTGGAACCATCTGTTGTAGCGGCTCCAACTGTTTCTGTCCACACTTGCTCGATTAATTGTTAGATAATCTTTGTTGGCAGGATAAAGACTGGCATCGTCAAAAGGCTCAGTGTCAAACCCACCATCGTCAAATAGCACTTCAGGAACATTTAATTTGTCGATTGGGGATATAACTAAATCATCTATTGACACTAATCTAATAGATGTTCCTACTCCTTCAACCACATACTTTCCGCTGTTTCCAGAAGCAGTGTAAGTTTCTGGAATTACTTGTCCTTGAAATCGTATTACCATACCGTTTGACAATGTAATACCATTGCTACTAGTATAGGTTTCTTTTCCTATAATTTCTTTTTCAACATCTATTCTTGTATTTGATTCAACATTTGCAATTAAAAATTTGCCAAAGAAATTAGGATCTATGGCGCTTTGATAATATAAAAGGTCAGGTGCATCTAACGGAACTTCGAAAGTAATGGTTCCGGTTTCTTTGCCAGCACCAGTTACACCATTGTTATAATCAAAAGAAAATGTGTCATAATAAACATCAACTAGTTCCCAGTCCTGGCTGTCTTCATCTATACTACTGCCATCATTGACTGATATATTGACTTTGGCTTTCCAAATTTTTCCATCAAACACTGCAATTTGTCCAGCACTATATGGCAATGCAGGATTATAAAACAAAACACCAACGTCTAAATTAGTTCTAATAAAGAAAGGATGTCCTGGTATATTGACATTAAATTTATAAGTTTGTCCTCGGTACAGAGTTAGGGTAGGATTATTAGTCTGTCCGTCCGGAGTAAACACATAAGAATTAGCACCCAAGGATATTCTATATGTGCTGATAATAGATTGTGATTGTCCTGTTATTGCAATATCGGGAGGAAATTCAGGAACCCAATAGTATTCTCTGTAATTTATAAACTTATCCCAATCTACTGGCGGATTCCATGTATAATGTTCTTGATCAGTTATCTTGTTGTCATTTTCGTTGTCATTATTAAAAAATTTTAATTGATTTTTAAAATCTAGATAATCGTAAAAATTTTTAATTTTTGAATTTTCGCCAACAACAATTCCAGGCTCTAATTGATATCTACTTCTTAGCGTTGAATCAGTATCAAGGTATACGTCTGTGCTATTAAATGTTTTGCCATAGCGCCTACCAATGTATCCTACAGTTTTATCTAATGTACCTGGCTGTATCAGTGGGTCAACCACTGCTGCCATAAATTTAGAATTAGACTCGGATTGAAAAATTGTAGGTAATAAATCTACTGTTCTGCGGATTGGTAACCCACTATCTGGATAATTTGTATAGGCCATTAATTAACTCGTACTAGTTACAATTGAATCATTACTGATTCTTAATTCTGCTGCTGTAATTGACGTTACTATTTCTATGTCATCTACAGTAGCACCGCTAATAAAAATTTCATCTGTGCGACTTTGTATTTCAAATAAACTACCAAACGACTGTGATGCTTGTCTTGGTACTAAAACTAAATTTGAAATATCAGGGGCACAGGTATTGATAACATAAGTGATCATTTCACTGACATAAAATTTATCGCCAAAGTCCCAATTATTAACATCAAAAAATTCATTAATAGCCGCGATAATACGAACTTTTAGATCGTTATCATTTATTAACTTGTTTGGATTTTTAACTACTTTAAATCTACTTTGAAGTTTTTCATCAGCAGTTGCTCCGAATAAAACTTTATAAACTACTGGATGATAAATGATTTCATCACTTATCGATTTAATCAAATCTAAATTTTGACCAAATGTAATTCTTAAACTATCGCTGCTAGGCGCCGTTGGTTTTTCAGCAGCACCAGAAAGAAAATTTCTAAATGCTGTATCGTAACTTCTTGTTAGAAGATAAACATCAATAATATTAGAAGCACTAGGATCTATTCTTCTGTCAACTCCTGCATTGTGAATGTATTGAAATTTCAGATTGTCTCTGCCTATGTTAGCACTATAGGACGGTTCTAATATAAAAGTATTTGTTGTTCTATCAACTCTCTTTACTACGTTTTCGTCAATGTCATAAAAATAAACTAATTGACTATCGGTAAAATCGTTAATATTAACTAGACTTTCTTTTTGTCTAATTAATACAGTATCATTAGAATTATCTACGAATTCTTTAATTGTATATCCGTAAGCATCTGTAGTTGTTTGAAAAAACAAAAATCTATTAGAAGAATCAGGTCCAACAACTTGTCTAAAAGTATCTGGATCATCAATGACACCATCATCGTCACTGTCATAAAATGTGACTTTTATTTCTTCTGAACTTTCATAGCCATCGTCAAATCTAACACTATCAGTAATTTCAAAAGTATAATCTGCCACTAAAGGATTAATCAAATCCTGTCCAGCATTGATTCCTAAAACTACAACTTTATCTTTGACAACTTTACCAGTTTCGCTGTCGAATACTCTTTGATTGCTGTCAAAATAAAATCTATTTTGTTTTATACTTCTAAAAATATAATCCATGCCCCTAATTCTTACCACATATTGATCAGGTTCTTTAATAAATGCTATGATCCAAGAAGCATCTAGATTTGAATTAGTTACGTCTCCTGCTTTTCCTAAACTAAAATTGTCAACAAGATTCAAATTAGAAGCGGTAATAATCTTCCAATCAGTGTCAGTGGTATTATATCTAAGTCCAAAATTTAAATTTCCAAACATTAAATCTACCATCTGTGATTCTAATGCTGTGCTTAAATTATTAATAAATTTAGGTATGATTATAGATGCAATAGCCAAATTAGGCACTATGTCATTAAACTGCACTGGTCCTAGATTAGTAGTAAGAACTCCAGCATTGTTGGCTGTGCCGTCGCCAGTTATCTTAACAACCTTGGTCCATATGTAAGATGTTTGTTCAGGATCTGTAGAATCAGTATTAACTAACTTGCCCTTTTTAAAACTTTTGCCTGTTGGAGGAATAAATTTAATCAATGCTCCGGGTGTTAGATAGCGTAAAAGACCTGTAGTATAAGTGGCTACTGGCAAAATTGATGTTGTATCAACAAGGTTAGTAAAGTAGCCAGAAGAGTTGTTAATATCACTAGTAACTTGATTCCAGATAGTATTATTGTCTGTGAATAAAATTCTTTCAAATTTTGTTAGATAAAAATTGTAAACATCTGTATCAGTAAAAATAGGCTCAATTTTATTTCTTATAAAATTAATAATGTCTACACGATTAGCATACTTAAAAGACAATGATCTTTCAATTTCTTCTTTATAGATGATTCCGTCGTCAGCAAAAACGTTAACGTTGCTGTATTTGCCAGATGCATCTATAATATCAAAGTTTCTGCTGATTCCGCTAGATGTTCTATTAATAGATTTTACTTTTAGAATATTCTGACTAGTAGTCAACGGAGCAAGATTATAATCTTCTCCTGTTATCATTCTGTTTTGTGTATAATATGATGCCGGTGCATTAATTCTTATAGAGTCAACGCTTTCAGATGCGGTTGAAGAGTCTACTGTATATTTGAGACTACAGGTAACTGTTAGAGTTTGATTTACTCCTTGTTTGTTTACATAAGGAATAGATAAACTAATACCTTGCATTTCTCTTGGGGCTATCTGATATGATAAACCGTTACTCTTTCTATAGTAAACCCTAAAAGTACCTTGTGGTAAATTACCATAAACTCCATCAGCAAATGCCAGATCAACTCTATCATTCTCTTTGGTCAACACAGAGTAGATGTTTCTAATATTTGATGCAATACTGTTGTAAGCAATATTATTACCGATTAAAGACTGTACTTTAGTCCATTCTTCTATTTGTGCACCTGCACTGTTTAATCTAAACAACCAAACATCATTCTCATTAATGTTATTAGAATCTACGGCTACAATTTCATTTGACTTAGGTACATCAATAGTAAAATCTGCTAATTCTAAACTGCCTTGTTTGAACAAAAAGAAAAATCCTGTGTTAGAACTTGTGCCGCCACGGCCGTCATTTTTGTAAACAAATCCCAGTTGATTAGCCGGTGTTGGTGCTTCTTCATAAATTGTTTCGCTGCCTCTAAATGCAGTGCTTACAATTTCAAAAGGCATTTGTCGACCGGCAACAATTTTGCTAAAGGTGAACACAGGAACATCCGTAGACGCTGTTCTAAATCTATATTGTTCCGTTAGTATGCCGTCGATAATTGACGATCCTTGACTGCGGCCAAACTCCGTGTTGTCGCTCATAGCAGCATTTAAAACTGTGATAAATTGTTCTGCCCAGTTTTGGTTTGTTGGATCATTCCATATAATTGTCTGCTGTGCTAAATTTTTTCCATTAGAATCTAATATGTTTTCTGTGGTGCTTACTGTGTCAAATTTTAACAGCCCGGTAGCAGGAATATTTCTTTTAGCATTATAACTCAACATTCTAGCCAAACGTAAAACACTTTCTTTACGCTCTGCTAATTCAATAAAATTTTCTCTAGATGCTAGATCAATACGGAAAGCAAGACTTTGTCCAAGAAAAGCCATAGCATCAATCAATGCTAGATATTCAGAACTCTCAATGTAGTCGTTGAAATCTTCCGGATAGTTTTCGCGGAAATATGCAATTATCACTCTACGAAGATTTTCAAAGTCGTAAGATTTGAAATCAGCATTTTTAAATGTCTGATAAATCCTAGTCCAATCTTCGTTAAGTATAAGGCTATTTTGTCTTGAAGTTGTGGTCATTTTTTATCTCTATCACGTATTTATTTTGCAAAATTTAGTGGTCAGTTTATAATATTATTTTCTTTATCAAAATTAAAAACCATTCTTTCATTAATATTAAAAGGCAAATATGCTATATCTGCTTCTATTCTAATGCCCATATCTGTGGCATCAATACTAACACTGTTAATGGCTATTCTAGGGTCATAATTGATAATTTGCTCTACGTCTTCAGTGATCAATCGTTTAACTTCTTCTGTAAACGGTTCAAATATTAAATCCCAGATCACTGTTCCGAAATCCGGGTTCATTAGTTTTTCACCTTTTCTAATGTAAAAATGATTGATAATATCCTGCTTTACTAGATCTATATCGTAAACTTTAAATTTATTTTTAGTCTCTTGAGAATTAAAACCTTTATAGGTAAAGGCAGCGCCGCTGTCGGTAGCGATAGTAACTCTCTTAGATGCAACTACTGTTTGATTATATAATTTGGCCATTTTATGCCTCCCTGTCTGTGTTATCAGGAGTTAATTGTGCAGGTGCTTGATTTTCATGTAACGCCCACGGTTCGTGCATTGGGATTCTTTTCATTATACTTTTTAACGGAGTGCTTACAGAATATCTATTTTTACCTTCCCAGGGCTCGGCAGAATCAGTTACAATATTATCATGCACAACTAAAACTGCTGCTGATGCTGCTGCTGTGGCTGCTGAGCCATTCATGTTAATTGTTGCTGCGGTTTCAATGTGGTCTCCGCCGCTTAAAATGTTTGTGTTGGCGCCAGCAGTAAAGTTGTTATTAAAACCTGTAGATACTTCTAAATTTGTAGTTGTGGTTATAAACCCGTTGCCACCAACTAGCAGTTTCATATCGTATTGACTTTCTATATGCACCTTGCCGCTATCAAATCCGTTAGAGTCTGCACTATCACCATTACTGTAATCTGCCGATGCTTTAATATTAACATTTCGACCGGCTTCTAAATTAATGTCTCTATCGGCTCGCAAATTTAAATCGTTTTTAGTATGAATACTAACGCTGTCTTCAGCATAGATATCTATCTTACCATTGCTAGTTAACTCTATCCATGTTGAACCTTTAGAGTTACCTATATAAATCAAATCTTCAGAATTATGCATTAAGATTTGATGTCCGGTTCTAGTTCTTATACGAAAATATTCGTTATAAGGAATATTAGGATTTCCTTTTTCTCCGTTGGAAGTGTCGGCATATTCAACCGGCCCTTCTCCTGCTGGTGCTAGACGCTGATATTGATCATCGCCGTCATCCATAACAAACGTAGTTCCTCCTAATCTAGATACTGGAACTGGAACTGAACTTAAACTTTTTTTCTTACCTAGAAATTGTTTTTTAGTTCCTTCTCCTCGATTGAATGGTCCAGGAGTGCTTATGCCAAATACACTGTTAGGAACATTGCGTCTACCAGTTGATGTTGTTACACCTCGAACATCGTCTTCTAAAAGGCCTTGTTTTAAAAACACATCTGCAATAGGATGTATTGGTTTTTTAATTTTATCAATGTTTAAACTTTTTTCTAGAGCATTAGTTTTTCTATTAACTTCTGCTACAGGCAAAGGTTGTGTAGTATCGTATTTCTTTTTCTGCTCAGGAGAGGCTTCAAATTCTGTACTACCTCCTATGGCCGGAATCATTTGATTAGCAAATCTACCCGGAACGCAACCAATAAAATAACCGTCTGCAAGATTTCCGTTTACAAACACTACTAACACAGTTGTTCCTATTTCAACTGTAGGAAACCACATACCATAACTCTGCTGTGTATCATTCCAATCTGTTTTATTCAGTCCCATATTTTCGTAGGCAGTTATGCCATAAAAAGGACTGGCATACTTTACTGGGAAACTTTGAGAATCTTCACCTATGGTAGCGCCTTGATTATCTAACAAAGTAACTTCTAGTCCGCACATAAAACTAGGATCAAGGTAACCAACTACCTTGGCCAACATTATTCCTGTACCGACTTTGCCGTCAGATAGTTGCGATTGTGTTCGTTTTTCAATAGCCATTATTCGCCTTCGTCACTGAATCCGCCATAGACTGTATTGTCAATTGGGCCTGTTGGTTTTGGTGCTTCTTTAACTTCGTATAACCATTGATTCTGTCTATCAATTTCTGCTCTTCCAGCAAAGTCAACACTTTGATTAATTATTCGGTTCATATCAAGAGTCTGTGTATAAACACCGCTAGACCATTTATGATCTACCCCAACAACTCTATATAAGCCGCTATAAGGACTGACCCACTGACCTTTAGGAAAATTAAAGAGGCCGCCTTTGCCAGTAGTTCCTAAATTAGGTTCAATAGGATTTCTAAAACTTACAAATATAAAAATTTCAGATCCTTGCCAGTTCATTGTACCTTCGGCAGTAATTTGTTCGTTAGGTCCATACTCTCCTAAAAACTTAGAACAAATACCCGAATCTGAAAGATAATATGGGTCTCCTAAGATTTCCATTTTTACGTTCATCATGTCTCTGTTTCCGTTTTGGAAAGCATCTTGGAATGCATCAGCAATAACATTCTCAACTGTTTTTTCTCCGGAGTATGTTCCAGTTTGTATCTTGTAATTAGGTTTTACAGCAGGTGTACCTGTTTCCGATGTGACCGACTCTGGCGCTGCGCCTGACTGGGCCTGTGCAGATAATCTTTTAGTTTCAGCGGCAGATTGATTGTCATCGTTCTGTATCGAGGAATGTTGTTGAGGTGGTCTAGGTAGTTGCCCTGTATGGAACATTCCGTTGAGTGTAAGATCTAATTTTAGAATATCATTATTTTGTCCGGAATACAAATAATCATATCTTTTTGCACATATGGCTTCTCTGCCTTGCGTAGGAGTAGCAGAACTAGGATTTTTTAAATATTCTGCGCTAACCTTAAACGGTACAACTCTATAGATATATTTTTTTGCTCGTTGATTTCTAATTTTATCGTATTCTAAAAGATCAATTTGTACATCAACTCTAAACCAGTTTACAAGACCAGTTTTGGGATCAATAGCGTCTGGTCTAAGATTTTTAGAACAATATTCGCTAGCCAGTACTATCCATTTAATAACATTAGTAATTTGAACTTTTTTACCAAATGTAAAAACTCGACGAGATGGGTCAATGCTCATTTGATCTCGTTGTATTCTTCCAGTAGCAGGATCAACAGTATCTGCTGCATCTTTAAAAAGATAGTTTCCGCCAGATGTTGCATCAAAACCCATACTGCTAAAACCGATAGGTCCTTGGCCGTATTCAAGTGTGTCAAAGTCTGCTTTAACTCCGGCCTTAACAGGTTTTCCAGCATTAATATCTACCATGGCTCTTAATGTATCAGCCGTTGCGCCGCCTTCTAATCCAACTCTGTCTTGCCAGTCTATAGGAAAAACTATTTCATATAGGTCTGGTTTTCCTACCATATTGCGATCTACTAACTCAAACTGTGAAGTATTGAGAGCGTTCATTAAACTATTTTTACCGCTGGCTAACACTTCTAATACATTATTACCCGATATGTTTAATTCAACAGGATATGTATTGGCTCCATCTTGATACCCTGAGTGATGTAAGGGGACTGCTTTACATTTGTATCTGCTGCCGCCTTCATCCACTTTCATATCCGATTCAGTAATTTTTATTGTAAAATATTTGGCCAGTTGTTCTTTACTAGCAAATATTCTACCTTGGTCGTCAAATCCTACAAATTCTAATTTTAATAAAAAAGGAACATCGCCGATGTAATGAGGATAACCTGCAGATAATGCTGCTGACAATAGGCTTTGATAAAATAATCCCATTGAGTATGGCTCATAGACATCAAATTCAAATTGTGTTACGTTAGTCCAGCCGGCATCTTGACCTGCTAGTCTAGTAATAAAATTAATATTATCGATAAAAAATTCTGGAGAACCGTTAGATGTTTTTGCCCGCTGTTCGTCATATCTTCCTGCACTAGATATAACAATATTTTTTAAAGCACCCGGTTTACCTCTGTATGTATTAGGATTATTAAACTGACTAGGTTCAAGGCAACACAAAGTCCATATACTATTATATGAAGCAAATTGTTCTAATACATTAGGATAAGGCGGGCCTCCTTTAATTTTGTCTAAACCAAAAGTTTTCACAGCAGGAGTTCCTGTTGAATCCTGATTAGAAGTTGAAGCCTTGGAAGTATTTAAAGTGGCTGAATTAGCAGTAGGAACTCCAGAGACTACCCTTGCTACTCCTGCTGCAATGCCTGGAAGACTAGTCACAGCAGAAACAGGATTTCCGTCAGGTCTTAGTACTGTACCGATTGTCTGACCAATGTCTCTAAATATTGACACTTTAGACTCCTAAATACTTTTCTAAATTTGATTTCTTAGGACAATAAATTTGTGTACCTGGCTCAAAATCATAGACAGGATCTTTAATTACGCTCATGTTTCTTTGAACAAACACCCACCATAACTGTGAATTACCGTAAAGATCAAATGCTAGAAGATCCGGTCTATGCCTATATTGATTTTCAATCGTATATAAAAAATCGTCTGCTTCAGCCGGAACCGGGCGTATGGTTAGCAGTTCTAAATATAGATTGTTTTCTTTGGTATTCCTATAAGGGGAAGAAGCAGTGTAATTTGCCATGATTATACGAATCCTGCTCCTGCTACCACATTGCCGTTAGCATAATCCTTAAGACTAAACTGTCTTAATCTTGTTCTATTATAGATAGGTGCAACTACTATAGTAATATTACTAGTCGTTGGTACCCAAGTAGGTGCTGGACCTTTATTATATTTCATGTAACTAACATCTTCTTTTAAATCTACACTAAAAGATTTGATAATAATTGGGATTCCAGTAAAGACTCTGGCTCCGTATCCGCTGAGTTGACATATCACTGGAGGATTACCTACATTCTCCCCTGTGCCATAAAACATTCTAGTGGCTGTTTTAAAAAATGTTGTGGCTTGAATCCAGTATTCAGCATCTAATTCTGTTTCAACAGAAAACTCACCGCTAATTTGAATATCATCTACTTGACTGTTTTTATAAACATAAAAAGGATGAATGTTGTGTACTGGATCAATTTGTGAATAATTTGCTTTTGTTGAAACTGTAATGTTAGGCAAATAAGGAAAAACAAATCCGCCTGTTTCAGACAATCTACTAAAAGCATTTCCAAACAAACCAAAATTACAATTTACTTTTACACGCCAATCGTTTTGTGATCCCGGTTTCAATTCAACGAAAGATCCCTGAGCACTAAATAATTCTGCCCCACTTGGTAAATTTTTTCCTCTGGCCATACTCAATAAATTGTTCAACATCCCTGCCGCAGACGATACTTGTCCTGCTAGTTTAGCAAGTCCGCCACCTAAGCCGCCACCCGCAAGTCCTAGTTTGTCTAGGCTAGCACCAATATTAGATGCAACATTACTAATAGAACCAACAGACCCAGCAGCACCGCTAATGGCGCTTTGTGCATTAGAAGCAAGACTTTGTATAGGGTTTCCAATACCACCCATTGCTCCAGTGACACCTCCTAACGCATTTTTTGCGTCAGATGCAAATGTTGAAGCAGATGCTGTGAATCCATTAAGACCGGATCCTATACCGCCCGACAGTTTAGAAACTGTATCGTTGACATTAGATTTAAGAGAGGCAAATTGTGTTCCGTTCATGGCGCCGCTGGCAGAATCTGCGGCTGCAGAAACCTGCTGAGAAACAGAAGAAACTAATTTAGCCAAAGGGTTTATAGATAGTGGCATTTTGGTGAAAAAACTCCGTTATAACACTATTTATTATATGAAAAATATGCTAATATTATTACCTACTAGGAGTATTCGGGATTGATAACAACACAACCACCTAAGATAAAATATCTTACAAACAAGGATTTATTAAAAGAAATACATTTAAGCAAAAATACGTATTGCAGTTTTACTAGCCCAGAATATCATGAATATGACATGATCGTTCCTAATTTAGAAAAAATTAATATACGAACTATTGCTGATGCAAAACGAACTAGGGCCACAAGACAGGCCAAACAAAATTACGAAGCGGCGCAATCTAAAGGAGGTAAAAAACTATCTCTAAAAGACTTCGAAATAGATTACAAGAAAATATCTAAACAGGACGTAGTTTTCCGTGTTATGACTTTTGAACATATTCCACTTGCTCCTGGACGTAAAAAGACTTTGAAGAATACTGCCGATAGTCACGAAAAAGTAAACTTTCCTCCATTCCAGCATTGGAAGTTTGACGAAAATAACAATTTAATTTTAGTTGGAAAGAGTCACTGGAAGGGCGGATTAACTAACGGGTCGTTTAATAAAGAGCACGGAAAAATGACCGACAATTTAGCACGGATGTTTTTAAAACTCTGTGAAAGATATGCAACTAGAGGCAACGTTCGAGGTTATACTTACAACGATGAAATGCGTGGGCAGGCAATTTTACAGTTAACGCAGATTGGTCTACAGTTCGATGAAAGCAAATCTGATAATCCGTTTGCTTATTATACTGCTGCTGTTACAAATTCATTTGTACGAATTATTAACATTGAAAAACGTAATCAAAATATCCGTGACGACATCTTAGAAATGAATGGCATGAATCCAAGTTGGACTAGACAGAATGCCAGCGGAGGAAGTTTTGGTCCTACCGGCGGTAGTGGATCGTCAGAAGGCGGTGGCGGTGGAGATTGGGATTGATTTAAGTTATCACAGATTGTATAATAGGAAACTATGAATCTATTTAAAAAAGTTGCATGTTTTACAGACATACATTTTGGTTTAAAATCTGGCAGCAGATCTCACAACATTGATTGCGAGGAATTTGTAACTTGGTTTTGTGAAACCGCGCGAGCAGAAGGTTGCGAGACAGCAATATTCTTAGGTGATTGGCATCATAATAGATCAACCACCGATGTTAGTACTATGAATTACACACTTTCAAATCTAGAAAGATTGAGTGCTAACTTTGAACGTGTATATTTTATCTTAGGCAACCACGATCTGTTCTACAAAGACAAGCGTGAAATTAATTCTGTTGAATTTATGCGCCTGTTTCCTAACGTAGTTCCTATCAAAGAACCTTTTACAGATGGAGATGTAACTATTCTTCCTTGGCTAATCGGCGACGAATGGAAAGAAGTTCCTAAAATTAAAAGTCGATATGTATTCGGACATTTTGAACTGCCGTTGTTTTACATGAATGCTATGGTACAAATGCCGGATCATGGGCAGTTACAAAGCGGGCATTTTCAAAATCAAGAATATGTGTTTAGCGGGCATTTTCATAAACGTCAAAGCAAAGGAAATATTACATATATTGGTAATGCTTTTCCTCATAACTATGCAGATGCAGGCGACGATGATCGAGGAATGATGATCCTTGAGTGGGGTGCTAAGCCTGAATATAAATCGTGGCCAGGACAACCAGTCTATAGAACTTATAAACTAAGTCAAATCATAGACACGCCAGACAAATTACTGCGTGAAAAAATGCATTGTCGTGTAACTATTGACTTGCCTATTACATTTGAAGAAGCAAACTTTATCAAAGAGCAGTTTATTCCGCAGTATAATCTACGTGAATTGATGTTGATTCCAGAAAAAGTTGAAGTTGAAGGTACTTCTGTACCTATCGATATCAACTTTGAATCAGTTGATACCATTGTTATGAACCAATTAAACGCTATAGACAGTGAGGCATATGACAAAGCCCTATTGTTGGAGATTTATAAAGAACTATGATTAAGATTAAAAATCTAACAGTTAAAAACTTTATGAGCGTGGGTAATCAAACCCAGGCTATTGACTTTGACCGTGGTCAATTAACTCTAGTCTTAGGTGAAAATCTAGATCTAGGTGGTGATGATTCTGGGGCTCGCAACGGTACGGGCAAAACAACTATCATTAACGGCCTAAGTTATGCAATCTATGGCCAAGCCTTAACTAATATCAAACGTGATAATCTTATTAACAAGATTAATTCTAAAGGAATGTTAGTTACTGTAACTTTTGAAAAAGACGGTATTGAATATCATATCGAACGTGGCCGTAAGCCTAATCTTCTTAAGTTTAGCATTAACGGCGAAGAACAAGAATTACAGGACCTAGATGAAAGTCAAGGCGATAGTAGAGAAACACAAAAAGCCATTGAAGAAATGTTCGGAATGACTCACGAGATGTTCAAACATCTCGTGGCTTTGAATACCTACACCGAGCCGTTCCTATCAATGAAGGCTGCAGATCAACGTGCTATTATCGAACAACTGCTAGGAATCACTATTCTATCAGAAAAAGCAGAAGCATTAAAAGAATCAATTCGTATTTCTAAAGATGCGATTGCTTCAGAAAACACAAGAATAGAAACTGTTAAAGCATCTAATGATCGCATACAGCAAAGTATTGATTCTTTAGAAAGAAAACAAAAACTTTGGGAAGATCAAAAAGAAAAAACTGTTGAGGATCTATTAAAAAGCATAGATCGTTTAGAAACCATAGACATTGATCTAGAAATTTCTGCGCAAAGACGGCTGACAGAGTGGACTGAGCATAAAAAAGAAAGAGACACTCTGGTTACATTGATTGCTAAACAAACTGCTAGTGTAGAAAAAGAGCAAAAAATATTAGAAAAACTTTCAAAAGAATTAAAAACTTTGGAAGATCATAAATGTCACAGTTGTGGTCAAGACATTCATGATGTTAAACATACAGAAATGTTAAAAGGCAAGCAGAAACAGATATCAGAATCTGAATCTGCCATTGTTGAATTTGCCAAAGAACTGCAAGATCTATCTGAAGCACTGAGTCTGATAGGAGATCTAGGCGATTGTCCCAAAGTACACTATGACAATCTAGAACAGGCATTAAATCATAAAAACACTTTGAGTTCGTTGGCTAAAGATCTGTCTGTAAAACAAGCAGAAACCAATCCTTACGCTGAACAAATTGAAGAACTAAAGAACACAGCCGTACAGGAAGTCGACTGGAATCATATTAATGACTTAACAAAAGTTAAAGATCACCAAGAATTCCTATATAAACTTTTAACTAACAAAGATAGTTTTGTTCGTAAAAAGATTATAGATCAAAACTTAGCATTCTTAAATCAACGGTTAACTTATTATCTAGACAAAATTGGACTTCCGCATATTGTAGAGTTCCAAAACGATTTGAGTGTTATTATTACACAGTTAGGTCAAGATTTAGATTTTGACAATTTAAGTCGAGGCGAACGTAATAGACTGATACTTTCAATGTCATGGGCATTCCGTGATGTATGGGAAAACTTGTATCACAGCATTAATCTATTGTTTATTGATGAATTAGTTGACTCTGGTATGGATGCAAGCGGAGTTGAGAGTTCAATTGCTGTGCTAAAGAAGATGACCCGCGAGCGTGATAAGAATGTATTCTTAATTTCGCATAGAGATGATCTAACTAGCCGTGTAAATCATGTGTTAAAAGTTATTAAAGAAAACGGTTTTACTAGTTATTCTACTGATGTTGAAATTATAGAATGAGTACAGACAGTCATGATAGGATGATCAAAGCGTTTCAAGAATATTTTAAATGGCAGGAACGCTTTGAATACAAAGGCTCAGACGAAGCAGGCATTAAGGCACGATATTGGCTATCAGAAATACGCAACGAGGCATCAACTAGGCGAGTAGAAATACAAGAAAAACGAGAACAACGTAAGGCAGCCAGAAAAGGTATGTTAGGCAGACCCCCCAAGGTAACTAAATGAGTGCAATGGACGTATCAAAATCACACTGTAGAAGAAATACCAGAAGGCTATATTGGCTTCGTTTATCTCATTACCAATCTCAAGACCGGACAGAAGTACATAGGCAAGAAATTAGCACAATTCAAACGTACTAAACCCCCACTCAAAGGCAAAAAACTTAAAAGAAGAAGCACAGTAGAAAGCGATTGGCGCGACTACTTCGGTTCTTCCGATAGGCTCAACGCAGACGTCCAAGCATTAGGTCCGGAAAACTTCACTAGAGAAATACTTTATCTTTGCAAATCCAAGGCAGAAATGTCATATTTAGAGGCAAGAGAGCAGTTTGAACGCCGAGTTTTAGAAACAGATGACTATTATAATGGCATTATAAACGTCAGAGTAGGCGGATCAAACATACTTAGACAGCGTCTAGAAGAACATA